GCTTTGTTAAATGTTACTTTTACACGCATATTAGCTCCTGTGTTTTGCGCTACAATGTCATTATTATAAGTGCTTTTGGACACTTCGTCAAGCAAAGACCCTTTACTGCGCTGGGTCTTTTGCATTTGCATTTTATTTGCATTTGCACTGTTTGACTGTTTTTTTGTTACCATGCCCTAATTATAGCACATTTTGCACATTCTGTCAACCGAAAACCCTTATCATATCATGGTCTTTTGAATACCCTTACGGTTGACACGGATACTAAAAGGTGTTATAATTGTGGCATGATTAGAAAAAAACGCATTGATCGTAAGCACATTGTCTACTGTCTGACTAACGTCGAGACTGGCGACTTCTATATTGGTATTACTCAGGGTTTCAGAAAAAGAGACCTCAAAATACGCGTACAAAAGCACATTAGACGAGCATTGACTGAGCATAAGTCCTGGGCATTATGCGACGCTATAAGGTCCTACGGGGTCTCAGCGTTTGTTGCACAAGAGCTTGCTGTCATTAGGGGCAAGCGTGAAGCGCATGCTTTGGAAAGATTGCTAATAGGTGAGTTGGCGCCAACATTGAATTCACATTAATCATGAAAAAAGCGGATGGAGAAAGAGATAGATTATGAATAGTCGAGACATAAATAACTTACAGTTTCTAATGAATGCTTCTAATGAAGAATTCGAGCAATGGTGTTTGCGTGCAACGCCAGATGATTATGATTATGCATTAAGTCTATTTAAGGCAAAACGTGCAATTGATATGATGCATCAATTAGAAAAACCTGTAAACGATATATCTGATGCAAAAGATATATTAAAAAAATATACTCTAAAAGGTTAATATAATGGGTAGACAATCCGATTGGTTTATTGCTAATGGTTATAAACATACCTACGATTTAGGTGATAGGATAATGGGTCTTTGGAATGGCATACCCTTTGTCGGTAGTGTAGGTAATGATCGTTTAGTTAATCTTATTGACGGACCTGAAATTACTGTGCATTTAGATCTCCCTATTAAATATAAAGATACAGTGTATAACATCATTATAGTAAAGCACAAAGATGTGGTACGACTTAAGCAAAGCTGATTGGTTATTCTTAGCAATCGTCGTGTCATTTGAATTATGCTTTGTCATAATAGTATTGACTTATCTGTTGTAGTGCGTTATAATATAAAGATTCACAAGGAACAATATGGATTTTAGAACAGAGATTATTGATGTTACTCGACGTCATTATGAGACAAAAATCGAGCAACATCGAATCAATGCAGAAGTTATTCTTAATCATGTAGTTAGTATCGGATTAGGTGAGGACATTACTAATGCGTTTGATAATGAGATTGCTAGAATGGCGGAGTATGAGAATAAACTGCTGACATTAAAACACTATTTTAAATGACTGATGATGATGCAGAGCAAGCTAGATTAAAAGCATTAAATGCCGCCCTTAAAGATATAAGAGCAGGCAAAGATCCGGATGCTGTTCTGGAAGCTATGTCTAAATCATTAACTGCAAAGTTAATGCATCCTATTATAGCTAAGATAAAGAATACTAAAATAGAATTTGATTTAGAAGAACATAAAAGAAAATATAACGAAGCATTTACAAATGGAAGACACGGAAATAGCAGCAATAGCTAATCATATGCGAGAAGTATTCGGAGATAAAGTCCCCTCGCCTGAGCATTATCCCAAGATGTTTGATTATTATCTAAAACTGTATATCTATTTTTATAGGAAAGATTTAGTAGTATGATTGTAAATAATATCCCAAGACCAAATGTCGATAAGCTCGATCATGCTGAATATATTGCAAGACAAATTCTTGATATTAAGCGAGCTGATACTATTAAAATGGATGAAGCACCTAGACGTGCACTTGAGAAAATTCAAGCAAATGCTCGTATAGAGCAAGCATATATTCAGGCAAAAGAATTAGAAGAATTAAAATTATATACTGCACATAATAAGCGGCAGGATTACTATGATTACAAACGAATATTATTCGTTGGATTAAATTTTGATAGATATAGCTAATGGCAATCGCACCAACACCCCTGCCTTGGAATAAAGGGATATTATATAATTCAGATAATGTGAAGCATACTGAGTATGCGATTGGCGGCAAACTGATAACGGCGCAGCTAAATATACAAGATTATGAAGCAATATTGCTTGAAGATGATCCGAATTTTAAAGATGCACTTAAAGCTAGATTGCTCAACATGCTAGTAGAATATATGATGGATAATAAGTTAGTTGAATTTACCCAATACCAATCTGCAAGTACAATGGCTCGTACTATATATGCTAGATGCTATGTTGCACCTGATTCACAAGTTAAAATACTTAAGACACTAAAAATATGAAAACAATTTATATTGATATGGATGGAGTCGTTGCAGACTTCAATGGTTTTATAGGTAATGTACTCGGTCGCCCTGTTAAATGGACAGACAGAAGCATTACACCCGAAGAATGGGCTAAAGTCGGCGCAATTGAAGATGTATACTTTCAATTACCATTACTTAAAGATGCTACAACTCTTGTGGGATATTGCTCACAATTTAAAGATGAATACAATGTAGAGTTCTTAACAGCTTTACCAAGTAAAAAGTCTGTGCCAACAGCGTCGTCTGATAAAGAAAAATGGATTAATAAATACTTTCCTGGTTACAAAGTAAACTTTGGACCATTTAGTACTGATAAATGGAAATGGTGCAAGCCTGGCGATATGTTAATCGATGATAAGATGTCTAACATCGATGATTGGTTTGAAAAGGGCAAAGGCATTAGCATTTATTATAAAGAAAACATTCATGCTACCTTACATCATATTGATAAGGCAATTGGCAAGACAGAACCAATGAGATTTTTAGATGAAACAATTACTTGAAGACATAGCAAAAGAAGCAGGATTTGTATTTTGGGGTGAAGAAGAAATCGGAGACGGCATTGACTGGTCTTGCGATTATACTAAAGAACTAGAGAACCTAGTTGAATTAATCGTTGCAGAATGCGTTGATGCTGTAGAAGTATCTGATACACACCATGCATATACATCATTTACGCTTGGTATAGCAGAAACATCTAAGGCCAAAGCAGTTAAAGCCATTAAGGATAGGTTCTATGGAAAAGATTAAACCTGCATTATCATTTATACTCATAGCACTGGCAACCATTGCGATTGTTGTGCTGCAAATCTATCACGGGGCATACTAATGACAAATATTTTAGCTAGCTTTACAGATGACGAAATCGAAGAATGCTTTGAAGGTTCTTCGAATGTTGATATGGTAAGAGAAATTGCAAGCAAATGCGTAACTGAAAATAAAACCATTGCTGAAATGGCATTTGGTCAGATGTTTGCTCGTGCTATAGAGGGATTCATCGGAGTCGAATATGAAGACAGCCCCGATGAATGGGAAGAAGCTTGGGATATAAATGAAGATTGGGGCATTAGTATTGCCCGCAATCTTAATGATCTTATCTTATCAAAAAAATAATTATAAGTCTTTAACCTTATCGACTTTATCCCAATAGTCGTCTGGTACTATATTGGAACAATTTGGATCATGCTGTGGTCCAAATATTTCCATGACTTCGCCATCTAAATCACGTAATGCAAACACACAATAGTATATTGTATTATCTTCTAACGCTGTTATTGCGTGTTTCTGTTCTTTGCGAATGATGACAAATGTAGGAGCAGTAAACTCTTTAGGTTCTTTGCCTTCTACTTCAACTTTAATTTTACCAGATGTTAACAATGATATATGGTCAAACTTATGTTTGTGACCTCCAGCAGTTTCGCCGGCTTTGCTTAAAACATTTTGTCTGACCCAAATGTTACCGAAGTAACCCATTTCAAATAATTGCGGTCCTGCACTCATACTTCAGCAACGGGTGTTTGTGCAATCCAAGATAATGTTGGTTCATCCCAATAATATGCTTTTTCAAAACTAAAATCGTCCGGTCTAGGCACAGGCGCATCCCACATACAATTTTCTTCCGAGAATACCCATGACGGAAATGGTTGATTCTGCATAGCTTGTGCAATCTTTGCTGCTTTTTCTTCAGCAGTCATATCGCGGTCTTCCCACACATCCATGACAACTCCGTCAACCCATTGATATGTAGGTTCGCCTCCTATATATTGATATATTCTATTATATGCTGGTCTTGCTACACGAACAAATCTTGCAAAATCTGCAGGTAAATTATTCGTATCAATATGCGGGAATGCTTGTCTAAAGTTGTCCCCTAAGATAGGATGATCAACTGGTTGCCCGTCTACAATTTTAATATATAATTCCATTTTATTTTCTCCTTGTACGTTTATACGTTTGCTGTATTTGTTGATGGATACGCCCTATATAGGAATGTAGGATTATATCCTGACCACATTAGTCGAACTGCACCATTTGCACCTGCACCGCCAACATACGATCCACTATTTAGAGTTCCACCGCCGCCGCCACCGCCAAAGCTGCCGCCCAACGCACCGGGCCCGTTGCCACCATTTGTGCCTCCAGAGCCGCCGCCGCCACCATTGAAGGCGGCTCCTGCCGCTCCGTTTGAACCTGCTCCATATATACCTACACCGCCACCTGCGCTCGCGTATGCGCCGTTGGTACTCGCACCACCTCCACCGCCACCTCCACCTGAGCCTGCGGTTGAATTTACGGAGTAGCCATATGCACCTTGCGATCCGGTTCCACCGTTTCCGCTATAACCACCAGCACCACCGCCACCTGTACCAGAATAATCACCAGCGTACGCACCACCTGAGCCACCATTGCCACCGCCGCCTGGATAACTAGAAGGGTTAATAGCAATACCGCCGGCGGCCTGAGGGACAACTTGATCTTTGCCAGAGGTGCCACCGGTTGCTCTAATATATGAAGAATTGTTAAACCAACTAGTACCGCCAGGAGTACTTGGGTTATTAGCAGGAGCACCTGCACCAACATTTATTGAATATGTAGTTCCTGAAGTAACGGCAACGTTATTTACCCAGACAAGGCCACCTCCACCGCCGCCACCGCCGGAATAACGCCCGGGTCCTCCCTGATATCCACCGCCGCCTGCACCTACTGCAAGAACGCTAATGGTTGATACCCCGGCTGGTGCAACCCATGAGTAAGTGCCCGGTATTGTATATTCTGCTTGTCCCGGAGGAGTTATGCTTGTATCATTTATTATTACATTTGCATTTGCACGACCATTATCCAATGATATTGTAAAATATTCTGTGCCCTCTGTTAATAGATCTGCATTTGCAGTAAAGGTTAATACTTGGTTATTAGCTGTTAAATTGCCCGTCATTAAGGGCGAACCATTAAAGTCTACATTACTTACACCGGTAATGGTATATCCAAGCGGCAACTGGCTAAGTGCATTGGTTACAAATGTTACCGTGAAACTATTATCTTCATTTACAGATGCAACATTCGCCGTTAACGTATAATATGCAACAGATGTATCATTTATTATTACATTTGCATTTGCACGACCGTTATCCAATGATATTGTAAAATATTCTACACCGTCAAGTATTAAGTCTGCATTTGCAGTAAATGTTAATACTTGACCATTTGATGTAAAATTACCTGTTAGAGAAGGAGATCCAATGAAATCAATACTACTTACACCGCCTGTAATAGTATATCCCAATGGCAATGCGTGAATAGCATTTGTATCAAGTGTTATATTAAACACATTGCCACCATATTCATTAACAGATGCAACATTTGCTGTTAATGTATAATACGAATCAGATATAGTAACCGGTGCACGAGCTTGACCGTTATCAAGCGACATTACAAATGTTTCTGCCCCTTCTGTTACCAAATCATCGCTAATAGTATACGTTCTAGTTTCACCATTTGCGGTAAATGTTCCAGTTAACGATGCATTACCAATATCGGCAGAACTCACACCTGTAATTGTATAACCAAAAGAACCAGGTTTGTTCGTTGTAAAGGTTATAGTAAATGAATTACCTTCTACGATATTTGTTACAGCTGTGAATAATCCGCTAACAGCCGGGGTAAGCACCATACTCAATCCCCCGCCAAATGATACGTTTCTTATTTCCATTTATTTAACCTTTTATTTCTAAATTCTATTTATGCCGGATATCCGAGCAATATGTTTGATGTAAAATATACATTAGCAAATCCAAACATATAATAATTGCCATTAGTATCGTCCCACGGCACTTGCCCAGGGCCGTCATTAACTCCATCTTTAAAATTCGCATTTACGTTTGCTACAATATATTCTGTTCCGGCAAGTACTACACGGCTTACATTAGCTGTTAATGTAAGTGTTTCGGCAAAAGAAACTGACGGAGAATATTGGTAAAAATCAAGCGTGGTTCCTGTTGTCATTGCATTGATAATTACATTCTGCTGACTTTGTGTGGGATTATTTTGCGATCCCCCGCCCAAATAATAATTCAATCTACTTGTACTTTCAGTAGACCAATAATTGCTGAAAACAATTTGATTATTTGCAGTAAATATATCACTGCCCATATTCCGCCTGCCCCAGTGAACACTAGTAATTCCTATAGTATTACTAGTACCAGCTAATTGATAGTCTTCTCCCATAAACCATTTATAAGTAACATTCGCGGGTGCTTGCTCAATTTGCACCGGCAATGAAGCTAATACGTTTGTTTTGTAATTGATATTTGCAAATCCAATCATATATCTTTCGCCGCCTGAACCTGTAACATATTCTCCAGGACCATCATTAACACCATCTAATAAATTAACATTCACATTTGCAATAATATAATCATTATTTAGTACACTTAATAATGTTGCATTTTGTGTCAATGTTACTGTTTCTGCAAATCGTGTTGGTAGATAATCATAAAAATCAATTGTAGTTCCAGTAGTCATTGCATTGACAAATACATTTACTTCAGCATTACTAAGAGTTTTTCTTCCGCCGCTAACAGTTCCGCTTAAATAACCATTCGCTCTACTAGCAACAGGCGCATAAAATGGGCGCTGAAAAATAATTTGATTATTGCCTGTCCAAATTGGAGTTTCGGGAGTGCTTAAATTTATACGACCCCAAGTAACACTGGACATTGTAATATTATTATTTGTTCCAGACCAATCGTCACTTTCTCCCATAAACCATTTATAAGTAACATTATCAGGTACAGGTGATGCGCTTGGAATACTCCAATTTCCCGACATTACTATTCCGCCAGATATTTCCATTTATTTTTCCTTAGAATGGGTCTAGAGCAGAACTTACAGCTCCACCGTTATTTATTATTGTGCGATTATTCTCTGAACTATCTATTAAGAAATTATCGCTATTGAACATAGTATTTAACAATAAATCTGTGCCAGATATTGCTGTTAATTGAGAAGTTGCAGGAGTGAAGTTTCCAGTATATACTTGAGAACCTTTAACATATCTAAAGTTACTTATATATCCAGTATACCCTTCATTTGACGCAAGAAGTCCTATCCATAATGTAGTACTACTTGTAGTTGGACCTGTGAATGTGCCTTGACTACTACCATCTAAATAAACTGTCCAAGTATTTGATGCAGATGGTCTTGTTACTGCAACATGGTGCCATGTATTTGTAGTTATAGTTGGCCCGTTAAAGATGACCGATCCAAACTGAGAAACATTTAAAGTTGTATTTGCAATATAAACAACAATACCGCCCGTACTACTACCACCGCTTCGTGTATTTAACATAGCATAATTTCCGTCACCGCTTGCAGTTGGATACGCCCACCATTCATATGCGACTGCATCCGTATTTGGTGCGGTCACAGTTGTAGACAAATACTGAGGAACTGTTCTGTCAAAGAACACACTGCCTGGTTCTGGTGGTGGCGGTTTGTTAAATTGCGCGCCCCCTGTAATAGTAACTCCGTTTATTGTAATCATTTTAGTTAAAAGTTTTGCATCGTTAATGAAGTACTTGTAGCAAGCACAGGCGTACCTACTGCTGGCAATTGATAGTTGTCTAAAAAGACAACCCCTCCTAAGATTGTGCAATCATATGAATTTATCATCTCTGTGTTTCTTTTAAATTCTTGATATGAGTTTTATGCACTCGGCATTGCACTTGCCCATTATAATATGCATCTGATTCTAAAACTCGTCTATCCATTTGTTCTCTTGCCTCTAGATAATTGCATAGTCCTTTGTTAGGACATATATGCAGTATCTCTCTTATAAATTTATCCGCGCCGTGTTTTTCTACATCAGCTTTAACTTCATCAGATGAAGACCAATAATCTCTCCAATCTGACTCTACTTTTAATCTTTTCTTTTTACCCTTAACTACTTTGGTCTTACGAAACCAGAATAGCTTTTTACCTATATACTTGCGCCCCGTGGCAGTATTAGTAATCAAGTACACATAACCATATGCATCCTCAGGGATAACTTCTAATTCTTTATTATCGTATAACCACATCTAAATACCAATGTTAAATTAGTATTTATACGGTCTCCCAATAGTCGTTTCCATCGGAAAAGTTATCACCCTCATCTCTTGGTGGAACAAAGAAATAATCATCTGGGTTGGTCATTATATCTTCAGCATCCTCTGCAAGGCCACCACTACCCATAATGCCAGCTTTTTGTAGCATTCTGGATTGTATTGATTTTTTGTATCTGTGTTCCTCAGATTCTTCTCGTGCCATATACTCAGTTTGTTTTTCTGAGAATACTTTCTTTTGCGCTTCATTCCATTGGCGGGAATTGGCACAAGCCCGAGAACAAAAAGTTCCGGGCTTGCTATGAGCAGTACCACATTTAGGACAAGTCTTCGTCATCCTCTTCTTTATCTTCCACCTCTGCTCCGCAGAAAGGGCAGTTGGTTACTGTATAATAATCTTCGTCAAGTGTATGACTTATCTTGAAGAGTGCATCGCATTCGACGCATTCGTAGTTTTTTCTTGCCATTGTGCTCCTCTTTTCTTAGCTTCTGCGTCAAATACTCGCTGACGTAAATCAGATGAGCTGAAGAAGTGATCTCGTTTATTGAAGTATAATTCTATTCCTCTTTTCATGCAAATATCTTTGCCCGTATATTCCGTATCTTTATATTCTTCGCCCAAGATGCGAACATCAATAGGTAAAGCCATGAAGATATCTTCAAGTTCTTTTTCTGTAGAATATACTATAATCTCATCAACATGCTTGCACGCTGATACCTGAATCTGTCTTTCAATAATTGATTGGACAGGTTTATTTTTTGTTTCTCTATCAAGTGTTGGATCGACTTGAATCGCTGCAATTAAATAATCGCATTGACGCTTTGCTTCTTCCAACATAATTACATGACCCGCATGGAACAGGTCAAATGTAGAACAAGTTACTCCAATTTTCTTATTCGCACTCATATTTTCTCCACTTCAATGTTACATTTATTTAAAAATTCTATACCTTCAGTATTTCTATAACTATTTCTATAAAATACTTTTTTAATGCCTGCTATATGTATAAGCTTTGCACAATCAAAACACGGTGCATGGGTAATATACATTGTAGCACCTAACCCCGATTCATTAGATTGTGCTAGTTTGCCGATAGCATTCATTTCTGCATGAATAACCTCGGGCTTTGTCTTTGTACTAATAGTAGTTGTAGGATACTCAGGGCCACCCATGTCAATTATATATGTTGAATGTTCTTCAATTATATCTTCACAAGTATTATTCCAACCAGCAGGAGTACCGTTGTATCCAATAGATATAATTCTATTATCTTTCTCAACAACAGCACCAACCTGTAATCTTTTAGCAGAGGATAATTTAGCATAGGTCTCTGCTACAATTATATGAGCATTATCAAATTTATTCGGCATTCCATTTTCCTTCGGGGCATTTTGTATTAGGCAATAATGTCTTTGCCCATATAGAGCAACCACATTTATTACATACCTTAGCACCAATTATAGTAGTAAGGTGTTCACATTCATTACAAATATTTCTTCGTCTTTCGACAAAAGTTATTACTTTTCTATCTTCACCCATTTTTTACAATAATATTCTGGACGTACTTTAGCGTCCCAAGTTTTACAATACTTTGTGCCAGGTACATAAGCACCGCAGTTTGCACAATTCTTTTCACCCTTTGCTTTTTCATAAGCTGGTGGCAATTTTGCTGATATTAACGCACCATCAGCATAGTGTCTCGGTGCGATTACTTCTTTAAATGATTTCATTTTTGTTTTGCCCAAACATCTTCCCAGTTACCTGTGTGCGCGGCTTTTGCGTAATCTGTTGCTCTATTCTCAAAGAAGTTTGTGTGAATAGGAGCGTTAATCATTTCCTCAACCCAAGGTAGCGGATTTCTTTTAACTTTCATAATACCCTTAAGACCAAGGCTAATAAGGCGACGATCAGTAATATAGCGGATGTACTGTTTAACGTCATTAGCGTCCAAATTGTCCATAGGCCCCATAGCGAATGCCAGATCAATAAACCGGTCCTCGAGTAAAACCATTTGTTCAGCAATTGTATACAGTTGGCCTTTGAGGTCATCGTTCCAAATCTCCGGATTTTCTTGTATATATGTTCTGAATAATTTAATCATGGACTCACAATGCTGAGTCTCATCTACAATAGACCAAGTAACAATTTGTCCCATGCCCTTCATCTTACCATGACGAGGGAAATTCAACAACATAATAAAAGAACTAAACAACTGCATACCTTCAGTAAATGCTGAGAAGATAGCAATATGCTTTGCTGTATTTTCTTTTGTAGTGTTTTGTTGAGATATATCCAAGACATAGTCATGCTTAGCTTTCATTTCCTCATAAGCTAAAAACTCATTATACATTGTCTCGGGCAATCCCAATGTCTCAATCAAATGAGAATATGCTGCAATATGCAGAGCTTCGCGTGCTGCAAAGCCTAATAGCATCATTCGTATTTCTGGCTGAGGAAAATAAGGAAGGTAGTTATTGACATACCCGCCAGCAACATCAATATCACCTTGTGTAAAGAATCTAAAGATGTGTGTTAAGAATTGTTTTTCTTCAGTCGTTAACTTCTTTTTCCAATCTTTAACATCTTCTACCATTGGTACTTCAGTATGCAACCAATGGGATTGCTCATGCTTCAACCATGCGTCATACGCCCACGGGTAATTAAAGGGTTTGAAAGAATCTCGTGTATCTGTAAGATTCGATTTTGTCTTTTTAATCATTGATGAACTCTTCTACTAAGTTTTTAGCTTTTACGCCTACCATCTTATTTAATACTTGACCATTCTCATCAAGTTTAACAAGTGTCGGCACTCCCCTGATACCATATTTCATTGCTAACGCTTCATTATCATCTATATCAACAACTTCAATAGGTACATTGGAATCAATGCCTTCCATAATACTTGCCAATGCTTTACATGGTTGGCACCATGATGCTGTAAATCTTATTACTTTATTCATTTTTTTATTCTCCGTTAAATCGAAAATGAAGAGCCACATCCGCAAGTTGATTGCGCATTTGGATTTGTTATTTTAAATTCAGATCCCTGTAGATCTTCCTTATAATCTATACTTGCACCTTGCAAATACTGCATACTCATTGCATCAATTAAAACTTTACAATCGCCCAAAGGCACCTCGAAGTCATCTTCGTTCATTATTTCATCAAAGGTAAATCCATAACTAAACCCAGAACATCCCCCACCCTGCACAAATGTTCTTAGTTTTAAATTAGGATTGCCCTCTTCTGCGAAAAGATCTAATATTTTTGCTTTTGCTGATTCTGTTATTGTTATCATACTCGAAAACTTTCTCCGCAACCACAACGGTCACGTTCATTTGGATTTTTAAAATCAAAGCCTTCATTGAGTCCATTTCGAACCCAATCCATTGTTAGTCCATTTAGATACACATCATTTTTTTTATTAACAAGAATAACAAAGTCTTGCTGTCCATAATTAATACAGGTATTATCATAATTATAATTATCAACATATTCTAATGTGTATGCAAGTCCACTGCAACCAGTAGTCTTCACGCCCAATTGAATTCCAACTCCTTTGCCGCGTTTTTGAAGTAGAGTTTTAATTTTCTCGCGTGCTTTTTCAGTAAGCAAAATCATGTTTTTTTCTATAATCTTCTACTGCCGCTTTGATTGCATCTTCGGCAAGTATTGAGCAATGTATCTTTACTGGGGGCAATGCTAGTTCTTCGGCGATTTCGGAGTTTTTGATTGATCCGGCTTCGTCAAGGGTTTTTCCTTTGACCCATTCTGTAATGAGGCTCGAACTCGCAATAGCCGATCCGCAGCCATACGTTTTAAATTTTGCATCTGTAATAATACCTGTATCATTGTCAACCTTTATTTGTAGTTTCATTACATCGCCGCAAGCTGGCGCGCCAACCATACCAGTACCAATATCATTATCAGTCTTATCAAAAGATCCGACATTCCTGGGATTTTCATAGTGATCGATTACTTTATTTGAGTATGCCATGGTTAACCTTCACATGCTAAACAAACGTCTTCGGTTGCTAATGCTTTCAAGTCAATCTCTTCCATGACTTGTCGCTCTATTTTCTTTGATATCTTATCTGCCTTACCAATCTTTTCTGAACGGCAATAGTATAATGTCTTTAAGCCTTGTTTCCACGCTTGAAAGTGAACAGCATGGATATACTTAATATTACTATCGGGTCTAAAGAATAGATTAACAGATTGTGCTTGATCTATATACTGTTGTCTATCTGCAGAATGTTGAACAACCCAACGCTGGTCAATTTCCATAGATGTTTTAAATACTTCTTTATCCCAATCAGACAACCAAGTTAAATGCTGTACCGATCCATCATTAGCAATAATTGAAGACCAGATATCATTGTAGTCATTTTGTGATACTGTACCACTGTCACTTGAAAGATGCTTTTCAATAACTCTATTTAACCATTTGTTTTTGTTGAGCATTGAACCCGATAAAGTATCTTGTCTATATGCGTTCGCACGAAGGGGCTCAATAGAAGGGGAAGTATTACCCATAATGATAGAAGAAGAAGCGTTTGGAGCAATAGCAAGCATATGAGAGAAGCGGCGTCCAGTACCTGCCGCATCGGGTGCTTCGCCTCTTTCGGTACCCAATTGAATATTTGCATTATCTAGTTCCTTGCGAATGTGACCGAATATCTTATGGTTCAATCCTGTTGCTGATGCCGATTCCCATGGGATGCTTTTCTTTTGTAAAAGAGCATGCCAACCGAGAGCACCAATACCAATAGACCGTTCGCGAATAGCAGAATATCGTGCGCGTGATATGCTATCAGGAGCATTATCAATGAAATACTGCAAGACGTTATCGAGCATCTCTGCAACGTCCCGAAGAAAAAGTCTGTCATCTTTCCAATCATCGTAATACTCCAAGTTCAAAGAGGATAAGCAACATACCGCAGTACGATCTTTATCCGTAGGTAAAATAATTTCACTGCACAAATTAGATTGTTTAATACTTAGTCCCAGTTTCTTTTGGAACTCAGGCATTGCTCTATTGCTACTATCAATAAAATGTAGATAGGGCTCACCTGTTTGCATACGCATATCTAAAATACGTTGCCATAATTCTCTTGCTGACACTTTATCTCTAACTTCGCCATTGTGAGGATCTTTTAATTCCCATGTGTCATCCATCTCGGGATCAATCATTGCACGTTCAATTAAATGCATAAAATCATCAGTGATATTAATACCGTGATGCAAATTCAAACAACGCATATTGGGATCGCCTGTTGGCTTTCTCATCTCTAGAAAAATAAGAATGTCCGGATGAGAAATATCAAGATAAGCGGCATAGCTACCACGACGAGTCCTACCTTGTCTATAAGCGAGAGATGATGCGTCATATGTGCGAAGGTGGGGCATGACTCCAACCGATTTATCATCCGATGAACGTATTCCGATACCAATTCCAACTCCTCCACCCATCATGGATAACCAATTTACTTCGGCCAGACAATCGACCAAACCTTCTGCACTATCATGTAGATAAGGTAAAAAACATGATATAGGAAGGCCACGCTTACTACGCCCAAAGCTGAGAATAGGAGTAGAATAAGACAACCAATGTCTACTGCTGTACTCATAAAGTCTTTGCGAATGTTCTCGATTTGACCCGAACGTCTTGGAAACATATGCGAACCTTTCTTGCGGTGAGACCTCATCCTCCTTCATATAGCTTTCTTTTAATCTTTTAATACCTAGCTCGTCAAATAGACTATCTCTAGAATAGTCGACATTAATCCCATGCACAATTTCTTGCGTCATCTTTACTCCAATTTTTTTATTTTAAACTACTGATAGTGCAGCATTACAAATTTGTACTACATATCTTATTGTTTTTTCATCTCCAGCACATTCTTGTGCTACTCTAACATCTTTTATTTCTTGTAACAAATAATTTCGTTCCTCAACACTAATGTTTCCTATTTGGCAGGCTTCAACTATTGATTGTATCTCTTGTTCTAATGGATGCATTATCGATTCTCCCATGCGGTTTTTGTTGCGTTTATTCTTTGTGTCGCTGTCTTTTTGCCTAATTCACAAAAGGTTTTACTTGCACCGCTATTCATCTTTATTGCGTGACTATGTAATCCTTTGATATTATCTTTCTGCGGATCATTTCGCCATTCTGTATATTTTGACAAATGCTCTGTATATGCAATTACATTTGACCAATTACTTTTTTCACAATCAACTTTATTAATCTCAATATCAGCACTGACTAAATAACCAAACATAATTGGGTCATGTGGTCTTGGCCAATATTTTTGCAAATTGCTTACAGTACTACATCCTGCAAGCAAAGTAATACTTAATAATACTAATAACTTTTTCATTTTATTCCTTCGTATATTGTTTTTTGTACGTTATACCATTCTATCCATGCATCCATTTTAACTGCACATTCATAATATGCAGTATAGTTTACAGTAACTATTTTTGCTACATCGCTTAATTTTGCGTCAGGGCTAAGTTCTTGTAGATTTGGGCATTTTGTCAGTAATACTTTAGGCACTTCTGGAAATTTTGCAACAACAGGAACAGTTGTTGAACATCCCGTTAATGATATGAGCAATAAAAGCATAATGATAGATTTCATCTGCGTTCCTTCGCTGCGTCATTGTGCGATATAAAAAATTCCTTAGGAAGTTCACAAATACCGCCAGGAGCAAATTTAGTATCGTATTTGATAATTTCTCTATCTATGTACTTTATAACTTCTTCGCCTTTTTCGCGAACTACCTTTTGCTTATATACTACCTTTTCCTGTATCTTAATGTTTTCTTTTTTGCTCTCAACTTCTGCGGCGGCAACTTTTGCTTCTAACTCTTTTACTTTTTCCATCATTGCGGCTTGTATGCCAAGTCCGCCTTCAAAGTATACACCCATTACAAACAATACAAATCCTACTATTCTAATAGGAATGTAATAATTGCTTATGAATGGTATAACCTTAAGTACCATGCTGATAATGATAATTAGCAATCCTGCTGCTAAGATAGCATGAAAGAAAGTACTAGGTAATAGAGATAGATACCACATTAAGATTCTAATATTTGTTTAATGTTTGGCGGTACAAATGTGTCAGGTTTTAATACCTTACCATCTTCCCGTTTGATCAACTTACCATCAACCATCTTAGACATATTAGATCGCGCAACTTCATCCCATACTGCTTGTTGCGGAATGCCCAATGAATGTTCTAAGCCTTCAATAACCCATTTCAAATCTGCACACGCATCTGCGATTTCAATTATATCGGTTTCATTCCACGCGTGCATCAATTCTTTATATTCTTCTACAATTAACTTCATATAAAGTGCTGCTTGCTCAAATCTTTCTGGTGGTAAACCTGTGTGATCTGGAACACCGGGTTCACCGTAGACGTTTTGCTCGCCTGCAAGCATAAACTTCTTCACATCATCATTACTGTTCATTTACTAAATCCTTAGTCATAGGGAAAATTTCTGTAATCACTTCAGCAATAGCTAGGGCAATTTCAGCGTGTTCTTTCTGAGTTCCATTGCCAGCTCGTAGAACTATATAGTGGATCCAACTTCTCAAGGTACCATTCATATAAAGTCTACTAACCGTCAACCCCTCGGGTAGAACTGCACGAGCTTGTTCTTTGGCAATGCCTTTAGCTACTGCCCAAGAATATATATCCCGGGTTTTATTTATAAGATCGCGCTGTAAATTTTGCCACTGATAAGCAATTTGTCTCTGTTCATCATTCTGTAAATCTATCTCAACAGAATTTTGTCTGTTTTTAGTATCTTGCAGACGAGCTTCACGAATAACAAAATCTAAATCCTGTGTAGGATCAGCATATCTTTGACTAAACTCCTGAAAAGAAAAACTTCTATGACGAAGAATCTGTCGCGCAATATCCCTTGTAGTTTCAATCTCAACGCACGCAGATACCATCTCAAGTGGTGACCAGTGTTGATGTTTAATCAAATACTTAATCAACTTCTCAGATGTCTCTGTGTTGTATTGGTTTGCTGGATTCGAAACTCTTGCACAAAATGCTACTAGATCTTGTGCGTCATACAAACCGTCGGACACTAACTCTCGTGTCGGTTTGCTATAACTAATTAACTTACATTTCATTTAACACCTCTTCCATGATACGAATTTCATTTTTGCTTCTAGACCATTATATATGTTCTTCTTAATTATGTTCAATGGTTCTTTGCCCGTTAACACAATATCATTAATATCTTTTTCTTCTAAAGTCTGCGGCCATACAACAATATTATAATTGCTATTGATAGCTTTGTCTATAATTTTACAAACTTCTTTGTTTCTAGGTTGGTTGTCAAAAATAACAACTAATCTTTCTTTTGGAATGCCCAATGAATCTAGTTTACCAAATGCTGTACCTGCAACCGCAATACAATTTGGAATGAATAAACTATCAATAGGACCCTCAACAACATAAACCTTTTTGTTCTTATCCACAAAATCTAAACCAAATATAAATGGTTTATCATCATTGATCTTAATAGTAACATATCTTAAAGATTCGCCTCTTAGGGCTCTACAAGTTACACCAACTAATAAACCTTTTTCATCATAGAAAGGAATAACCAATCTGGGTTCTTTGGTCTTTAATGTGTCTTTATACTTGTCCGATAATTGTTCTATTTTTCTAATGTCGTCGACAAAGTATAACTGTTTAAATTTTTCTCTTGGGATTTTTCTTTTTAAACAAAACTGCACTGCTTCATTATCATCGGGCAATTTATCTAAACGGTCAAGTAATTCATCTAATAAATTTTTTGGTTCAAACACAGGCGCAGCCATTTTAAATTTATCTTCAACCTTTTGATGCGGTTTATTTAATGGCAGACCTTCACTATATCGTTCCATAGTATATTGATTATACATCAAAGAGTCCATTTGTTTTAAGAATGACCCAAAGTGTAATGATGCATCGCAGTTATGACATTTATAAAACAAATCGTTTTTAACGGCATAAAAGTACCCACGCGTTTTATTCTTTTTTGAAGAAGAATCTCCGCAAATGGTACAACGACAGTTATACAGATGGTCGTTCTTTTGTTTGAACAACGGCAACCGATTACTGATTAATTTTAAGTATTTAAGATCAAGAAATAAAGACACAATAAGACTCCAGGAGAGTCTTATTATAATATAAACAGGCTATAAGGTCAATTGAAAAGTGGTTGAATCTTATCAATATGGCCAGCTAGGAAGCCAACTACGGCTAATCCGCCCCATGCCATATATGTCCATTTGTCTTTTAATTTTTCCATTTGCTCAATCTTATGATTAAGCTCGGCATGCTGAGCGCAAGAAGCATCGTACATCTTATCGAGTTTTGCGCTAAGATCATCGCGCGTTTTATCCAAACAATCATGCATTTCCTTAACATCGGTTTTTAAGGTATCAATTTTTTCATTAATACCTTCGACCTTAGTCTCAAGTATGCCGATTCTTTCTTGCGAAGTAGCCATTTTTTATTTTTTCTTTTTAGCTTTTGCAACAGCTGTTTTTGTTTTTGTTGTAGCTTTTTTAACTACAGCAGTTGCGTCAGCCAAATTAACTTTGCCGTCATCATTTACATCAAGTGTAGCTTTTGCCTCTTCAACAAATTCTTTAACTTCTTGAGTAACTGTAGGAACAAATGTAGGTGTTACAGGTGCGGTTGGTGTTGGTTCAGCCGGCGGTACTTCTTCTACAACAGGTTGAGCCTGTTCTGTTTTTACAACAGTTTCAGGAATATCTTTACCTTTTCTCAAAATAAAATAACCTGCTACTGCAAGAATTGCGACTGCTACGATGATAATTTCCATTATTTTCTCCTAAAAATACTATTTGAATCAACCCATTTTTTCTGACGCTTTTTGCTAATCGGCGGTTGATCTGGCGGCAATCCCGCAATCCCCGGAGTTACTGCGGCATTGTTTGCTGCAACTGCTCCCTCGCCCTCTTCAGAAAACTGCTTGAATGTGAACATTTTACGATCATTGAGATACTCCTCAACTAATATAAGTTCTTCATTTAAATCAGACTTAACTTTATTTATATATCTTAATTCCAAGTCAATCGGCTCTTTGCCTTCTTCTAATGATTCTTTTATTAATGCATATGCAGCTGCTAATGAAACAAATTGTTTATTTGCGATTGGCACCTTTTCCACAATTTTCTTTAATCTAAATACTAATCTGTGTAAAAGAGTATAAGCATCTCTTTCCTGTACAGTATTTAGATCGCGCATTTTAATTAATTCATTGCCCTTATCGTCAATGATACCTAACTTGAATGCATCTGTTTTGTTAAATGGCGTTACTAGAAGTTTAAGTATTCTATATGCTATAACTGAATCTACAAATTTTCCCATTTTATTTCTCTTTTATACGTTTGCTGTATTTGTTGATGGGTAATATCTATTAGTGCCCCAAATAATTCTAACGGCGCCTTTAGCACCCCAACCAGTGGAGTGCGGGAATCCTGCGTACCAAAGAGATCCGCCACCACCGCCACCGAATGCGTATCCAGAGCTTCCTACAGTTTGACCATACCCCTGATTGATACTCGCTGGAGGTTCTCCGCCTGAACCACCTTGACCAGTCCAGCCGGAGTCAAGATAATTTCCAACGCCGCCAGCACCACTTGCGCCTTCACCGTAGATACCTACACCGCCACCGCCTTTACCTTCATATCTAGTTCTACCGCCAGCACCACCACCGCCACCGTTTCCTGCTAATCCACTAAATGTTTCAGCATTACCACCGTTTCCGCTATAACCCGCAGCACCACCGCCACCGCCAGTATTAGAATATCCGCCATTGCCGCCGCCTTGACCTATTCGTAAATCGCCGCCGACGCCTTTGCCGCCCAAGACTTGCGCACCATAACCACCGCCGGCAAGAATTAAATTCGGTCCAAATGAACTATATCCTCCAGAAGCACCAATTGCGGTATTACTTTGTCCTGCTTGCCCGACAATCACCGTATAATTTTGGCCTCCAGTTGTTGTAACATTTCCCCATGACAATGCGCCGCCACCACCACCTGTAGAACCACCGCAACCACCACCACCAACCGCTACAACGCTGACAGAAGTAAATCCAAACGGCGCCACAAATGTGTATGTACCTGGAATGGTATATTCTTGTTGACCAGGTGGGGTTTGACTTGTATCATTTATAACGATTGAAGAAGATATTCCAGCAAGAGAACTTAATGTTCTACTTGGATCAGTATATACTGCAATAACAAAAGATTCCGTTATGGGTTCAGTTGTTATATCTGAGATCAGAGTTATTCCTGTTGCAGTACCAGCGTTTTTAGATATAGAAATAGTGCCTGTAGGTATAGTATTGGATGCAAAGTCAATATTACTAGCATTGGTAGGTTCTACTGCCCAATAAAGAGTTGTTGATCCGGTTGGCACATATTGTGCAAATACACTGAATGATATACTGTTGCCTTCATTTACACTGTATGCAGATGGAGTAACCGAACAGGTAATCCTAGGTGATCCGGTGGAAGCAACTGTTATTGGGCCTGCAAATGATATGTCTTGAAAAAACAATGACATTCTATACCTTTCTTAATATCTCTATTATATTATTATCTAAAGGTATTTCTGAATCTATCAGAATAAGATCTTTAGATATAATTATTTTTTCCGGCATATAATTTAAAAATACTAAAAATGTTTTTAACTGAGGCCAAAACTTTTGATCTATCTTATAGAACAACATCTTTGTGGCCGCCTCAACTCCAAACAAATTGTTTAGTACAATTATATGATTTAAAATTAATCTTTCCTTTAATTCTTTACCACTATGATACTTACCAAGAAGTCGTTTAACATATTTAAACCTCTTAATATCATCTAAGAATTCCGCCATACCTTTACAGTATGGGTTATCATAGTATTTCATAGCATACATTATAAAGTTTTCTTCAGTCAATTCAAATGTCATATTTTTATTTTATTATAGATACACTGTATCATTACCTGCTGTTGCATCGGAAACATTAGTTGACGGGAAAGCTCTATTAAATCCCCAAACTATTCGAACTGCTCCAGGTCCACCGCGACCTGCAATCATATTAGAAGCAGGAGTTTGCGTTGATGAATAATAGTAACCTCCGCCACCACCGCCGTACAGTCCACCATTATTTCGTATAGAATTAGAAGGGTTTATACTTGTTACTACATATGAATTGCCATTATATAGTTGCGGTATACCTACATTGTAGCTTCCACCGCCACCGTTGCGAGCAGTTAATGTGCCACCTGCTCCGTCTCTACCAAGACCGTAAACATTTACACCGCCACCCCCGGCTCCTTCAACATTAGCAGCAGGTCCGCGTTTCCAAATACTACTGCCGCCACCTCCCCCGCCGCCACCTGTCACGGCAGCGTTTCCTGCTACGTTGCTGGCATATAAATTTACAACACTTGCATCTCCGCCATTTTGCGTATATCCTGCAGCTCCACCTCCAGCAAGAATACTTGGCTCGGCCCCACTCGGGCTCACGCCTGAATTTCCACCCAGCGCTCCCCCATCATATGTGCCTGCAGGATATCCTCTACCATTGGTGCCGCCTGCATAAAGTTGATTATATCCGCCAGCTGCAATAGTGGATACACCACTTACAGTAACAGAAGAATTTGGGGCTCGCATGGTAATTATTCCATCTCCAAATATTCTGGTTTGAGAATTACCAACTACAACTGTAACAGTTTGTCCAGGAGTTACTGGTACATTATTTCTATATGCAAGACCACCACCTTTTCCGCCTAGAGCAGCATCTGTACCACTAAGTTGTACATACCCAGCTTCTCCCCCACCAATTACAACATAAGATATTGAGTATACATTTGATGGTACTATAAAACTATACGTTGTGTTTCCGCTAATACTAGCATTTCCCGGATAAAACGCATTACCTCTTGGCACAGTACCAAGTGTAGGATTAAATTTGACATTGCCTGAAAAGGTCATGCCGCGGCCGGAAAATGTAAATGTTCCCATTATACTACGCTAGCTGTTCCGCCAATCATAAACCATTTATGATTTGAATACATTAGTGTAGCAGTGTCGCCTACATTAGCAAAACGAACATTTGCACCATTGGCAACATTATAACCTAACGAATAAGAACCACCTGCCGATACAGTAGTTAATATAATTTTGATTTGACCATTGGCTCCGTTAGGAATTGAAATGTCTGCAGGCGTGCCGCCAATATTAAGATATGTCGTAGGCGTAGTTATACTTACAACACCTGCAGAAGATAATGTCTGCGGTGTGCCTGTTATCTTAACATTGCCCTGTAGATTTGGATCAGTTAAATCTGCAAGAAAATTAGCAACCGTGATGCTTTTACTTGTATTTGATTGTACAAGATAAAGCAAATCATTTGGATTTGTTGCTGTTGCTGCAACCAGGTCTGAGATTTTTTGTTTTGCCATTTTGGTATTAAGTTGTTTTGTTTATTTATTCAGGCAAGACTAGCTCAACCCATGCAAGAGTAGGCTCATCCCAACGATATAATTTACCGTCATTTGGATACGCAACAGGCGCTTCCCATAAACATTTATCCTCATTTAATACCCATGAATCAAATCCTTTAGGCGGAATAAATGCATCTCTTGCTGCATCATACGTATATCCAATGCCTGCATAATTTTTACGCAAAGGAGTCCCGCCTTGTGTATGTACTCCGCCGTGAGTATTATATGATGTTTGAATCCATGTTGCAGGGTCTCCAAACAGACCAGTGTTAATTACATCCTGTTCTGCTACAATAACTTGTGCAACAATATTATTTCCATCGATTTGTGCAAAATGTGCCATTATATTTTCTCCTTAAAAAATGATTGATCCTGATTGCCAGAATCTATAAATTCTATATCCGCCTGTTACTATAACATTCGGCGAACCTGTTGTTGAAGTTGCTGCATCATATGTATCTGGGTAACGAATAATAACAACACCGGAACCACCTGCTCCTGCGGGATTTGAGAGATCGGATACACCACCGCCACCGCCGCCCACGTTTACATTACCAGAATTGCCAGGTCCGGTTACTTTGCCTGCCCCACCTCCACCTGCACCTCCAGCGCCTCCGCTATTGCCAACACCTCCGCCACCGCCGGCATAGGTTACACTTGTACCTGTTATTGAATTGGCAATACCAGCACCACCCGGGCCGCCTACTGTGCCGCTTGGAGCATTTCCACCAACTGCTCCCGCACCGCCACCGCCTGCACCGGCAGCATTGCCATCTTGTGCCCACGGAGTTCCTCCAGCATATCCTTGAGGGGGCGAAGTGGGCGGAGTATTGCCTGCGCCACCTGCTCTTTGTTGCCCGCTACCACCGCCACCGCCACCGCCACCTGAACCGCCAGGAGAACCATTTGTGGTTGCACCGCCATTATAATAACCACCGCCACCGCCTCCGTTTGCTATAACGGTCATTGCTGCAACGATTGAAGAGTTGCCGCCCGTTACACCTTGATTGTAACCTGTTATTGCAGTACCGCCTGCGCCTACTGTGACTAAAATATTACTACTAGGAGCAATTACAAGATTTGCGCCAGATACATAACCACCTGCTCCGCCGCCGCCACCGTAAATGCCTCCGCCTCCGCCACCACCAGCAACTACTAAATATTCTACCAACGATGGTTTTGTTGAAGTAGTCACATTCAATGATCCTGATTGCCAGAATCTATAAATGATATTGCCTCCAGATATAGTTACATTTGGAGAACCTGTTGTTGCAGCAGCCGGATATGTCATTGGGTAACTAATAAAGAATACACCTGAACCACCTTGTCCTGCGCCTGATGAACTGCTATAATTGCCACCACCTCCACCACCACCTAAATTAGTAGCGCCTGCAGTTCCTGCTCCATTGCCACCTCCACCGGTACCGCCACCCCCAAGTCCGCCCGCAGGAGATGAACCAGTAGTTCCGCCTCCACCTCCACCGGCATAAGCAACATTGGAACCAGATATTGTAGAATTTGCTCCTCGGCCGCCTACACCTATACCAACTGTTCCATTTGTGCCAGCTGCGCTTGCGCCACCGCCACCGCCACCATTGTCATATGAGGAATTGTCAGATGCACCATTGCCGCCAGCAAAACCTTGTCCCGGATATGCTGATCCACCAGCATTGCCTTTTGAGTTTGCACCGCCGCCTGAGCCACCCGATTTACCTACAAATGCTCCGCTAGATTGAGGGTATGATGCTGAACCATTCCAGCTACCACCACCGCCACCACCTACGGATAAGACAATATTTGCACCGCCTACGGGTTGTATATAAGTGTTTCCGCCATTGCCGCCAGAAACACCTGAACTACCGGTTGTTCCACCTGCGCCAACTAAAATAGAATATGTTGTTCCGATTGCAAGTGCTGTAGTATTTGTTAGATAACCACCGCCACCACCGCCACCACCCCAAACAGATCCACCTCCACCACCGCCACCGGCAACTGATAGATATGAAATTGCAAGCTGTAAAGATGGGTCAGTTGGAAATGTAGTTGGCCAAAGGTTTAACCCGGCAAACTCATTTACCTTATTTAGCGTTAGAATGTCGTTGTATATTGCCATTGTACTCTTAGATTAATATCCAATCGTTAGTATCTTTATCCCATTCATATAAATTACCATCCATTGGATATGGTTTATTCGCAACATCGATACTTAGTTCTTCTAATTTTTTACGTCTTTCCCAATACTCAGGATGAACATCGTTAATAAAATATGGACGTGATGTTTCTGGTACTATGTCAGATACATCGCCATCTACATCTCGTATAGCAAAAACACAGTACCAAGCTACATTGTCTGTTATTGCTTTAAATTTATGAGGCTTTTCTTTTTTAATAACAATGAATGTGGGCGCAGTAAAAGTTCTAGGAGGATTGCCTTCTACTTCAACTTCTACTGTGCCGCTAACCAATAAACTCACATGATCAAACAAATGATAATGACCTGATGTTTCATCACCTGCATTCTGTAATTCATTTTGTCTTACCCATATGTTGCCAAAATAACCCAAGTCATGTCGTTTTCTCATATTTATCCTAAAATTGCAACATTGGGCATTTCCACCCAATCTTTAATATCTTCATCCCATGCATAAAATTTACCATCTGTTCCATTATATTTTGACGGAACAGGTGGTTCCCACCTGCAAGTATTTTCATTTAAAATCCAACTAGGATATAACTTAGGTGGAATAAATGCATCTCTGCCTTCATCATATGTATAACCTATACCTGCAGTGTTTTTTCTAAATCTTTGAGTAAAACTAGATTGTACCCATTTTTTGCTATTCGGCCATAGTGTTTTACAAAACTCTATTCCTTTTTGTTCGCTTTCAACGCCATCAACAATGATATCAGAATTGTTTATCGCTACAATTTGAATTACAACATTGCTCTCGTCAACTTCTGCAAAATTTGCCATCTATAATCCTTTCACGCAAGAGTTGTAAAGGTGCCGCTACCGGTAAATATGTGCAGATACCATCCTGGTCTTGTTGTAGTATCTATTGTGCCACCTGTAGCTTTTGCTCTAGATGATTGATATGCAATAATTACAATACCACTACCACCAAAACCTTTTACCGCATTACCGTCACCATTGTGCAGGTCCGACCCTCCACCGCCACCTCCGCCAGAATTTTGTACACCAGGATTACCCCATGAACCAGATGCACCATATGCTGCACCATATGGACCATATCCGCCGGCACCGCCACCGCCGGCACCACCAACACCACCTGAGCCTGCACCGTTTAATAATCCACCGCCACCGCCACCGCCAGCAAACCAGCCGCCGGTTACTATACCATTGGGTTGACCTCCAGATGCTCCTCCAGTAACAACTGCGAATTCTGTATATCGCAAACCTGCGCCTCCAGCCCCACCTGCATTGCCCGATGAATTACTACCAGCAGCGCCTGCACCGCCACCACCGCCACCTGCACTATTGTTACCGCCGCCTGCAGGCGTACCGCCAGCAAAACCTTGTCCTGATATACCGGCTTGTGCCGCACCACCGGAACCACCCGTCGAATTAAATTTACCGCCACCTACTGCTATAAGATTAACGGTTCCCCCCACTACTGAACTATTAGATCCGTTAGACCCAGCACCAGTAGCACCTGCAACAGTAACAGTATATGCAGTACTTTTCGTCAATTCTATAGGTGCACCGTTTGGAGTCTTTGGTGTAGAATTATCGCCATAATATAATAAACCACCTGCACCACCGCCGCCTGTACGATGGTCTCCGCCCGAACCACCCGCAGCAACAATTAACATTTCATATGTATCAGGAGGAATAAACCAAGAACCTTCTATAGATAATTGGTAAACTTTACTTAAATTAAAAATATTATTGTATACTGCCATTTTTATTTTCTATAGTAATTCTATCCCATAAATCTATTGGACATTTTTTATAAGGCAATTTTGTTTTAACTGGCATAAAGCAATTGCATTTATTGCAAAATTTTAGAGTAGTAAAATTCTCACAACCTTCACAAATTTTATATCTGTACTGTTGTACTTCTTCAGATACAAATAAATTATCTAACATAAATTTCTACTCTTGCAGATCGGTTAATACCTGTAGTATCTTGGCAGCAAGAAATTCTATCTCCTGCAGAATAATTTCCCCAAGCACTATCCATACCTATACCACCTGATACGTCACTTGAACCTGTTGCACCACCGCTCGCAAGTGTAGCGGGCGTGGCATAATTGCCTTCACCATTCTCATTCCATCCAAATCCCCATCTAACTTTAGCGGCGTTAGAGCCACTGTATGATAATCCTTCATTTTTAAAGTTAAATCCATAAAAATTAACATCGGCTTGGCTAGAAAACACTCCATTTGCCCAATTAGATGAAGATTTAGCGAGACCAATAAATTTTCCACCATAATTGCCTGCGGTGTTAACTGTGCCGGTATTAAATGTACCTGCAGTATTAAAGAAACTTATGGGAGTTATTCTCGTGCCATCATTAAAATTATTTTGCAACCATGACCAGCAACTATATGGGTTAGTTCCAAGGCCGCCCCCATTAGTTGTAATGTCTGGCCATAATGCCATTATATCTTTAGCTGCAAAATAATTCATAGTATCAAATTTTGCATCTTGATTCGTTCTGTCAGTATATGTAGGATTTAACGTATTATTTGTTGTCCAATAATTTGCAGAATAATTAAAGGTCGTACCTGTAGTAGCCTTCATTGCCATCATCCATCCGCCACCATTTGCAGATGAATTCATTAAACAGTATACTTGAGTGGGTCCAACCGTTGGTAAATTGATCCAATACAGGCCATCTGTATTTGTGCCCGTCAATGATTTAATTGACTCAGCGGATAAAGCTGCTCTTGCCGCTGAAGAACCATCTGCGGATAAAGTAGCAATTGTGGATGTTGATACTGGTATAACAGGACTAATTAAAATATTACTTGTACTAATAATATTGGGGCCTGTAATAGAATCTGTTCTTAATTGAAATGTTGATATTTTAGAATTAGCATTTATATCAATTGAATTTCGTTTTGTAAATTTTATAATGCCTGTGGAATCTACATACAATTGACCGGATAAAGAATTATCATCAAAATCTGCTCTTGTAAGCGCATTAGGAGAATTTACAGGACTTAGTGTGTAATAAAGAAACTGATTTTGATATTGCTTTTGCGTATCAATTGTAAATTCAATTACTTTTGAGTCCTGTGTCACGGTTACTATAGGTGTAGCATTTGCCCAGGCATTTTGATTTTGCCTGATCTTTACGTCATTTAACGTAAAAATACCTACTGTATTTGTATCAGCCATTTTAAGAAATTACTCTACCTGAAACAAAAGCGGAAATTGTATTTGCAAATGATGTATATGCAACCAAACGATCATTTGCATCTAAGCGTTTTACATTCTCACAAATTTCTACCACACAATTCGTAGGAATAATTAGTGTGTAAACAAAATATGCCTTAGGAGAACCTGTTGCGTTTGCCCAGTACATTGTTGTTGCTACATTTGCTGTACCAGTATTAACTAAACGAATTGATTCAATAACTGTAGGCGCACCCGTTGAAACATAAACATTTGTGTTTGATAATGTCAACAATGCTGCATTGCTAACATATGCATTGCTAGCAATTCTTTCAAATGTGATTGTAGCATTTAAACTAGTTGTTCCGCCGCATTTTAATTTTAAAATTTCACCTGGTCTAAAGACTTGTGGCTTCTTTAAAAGCTCTAAAGATAATCTATACGGAATAGGTATCTCGTTACAGTGATTTATTTCTTGATTAGTTACGGTAACAATGTTACTGGATACGTTAACATTAAGTGCCCCTGCATTATCCATATTTGTAACTAATATTGAATCTACAAGATAACTAAAACCGGGGGTAGAAGGAAACACTATAGCATTTGCCATAGATGTTGTTACTGTATATGCCGCAACATTTGAAACTGCGCCAGAAAACAATCCGCTGGTAACTACGCCGCCGGGTGTATATTTGCCGGTAGCACTGTCCCAAATAAGTCCCTGCCCTGCAGTAGGAGCGGTAGTACTGTTATCAATAATCAATGATGTAAAATTAACATTACTTGCATTAACTGAAGCAACACTGCCTTCAGAACTTGCAATAGGATTAATTAGTCTTGGATTAATTCTCGTGGTCATTTACAGATGCCTTTTGTTTTTCTAATATTATTTATATGTCAAGCTTTAATTGTTTTTCCCAATAATTATCTCTGCAACCTCTAGCAGATCTAGGATCATGCTGCTCGCCGTAAATATCTTCTATTACTTCACCATCTAAATTTCGCAATGCAAAAACACAGTAATAAATTACATCGTCTTCCAAAGCTACAATTTGATGTTTTAATTCTTTTTTAATTACTATAAATGTGGGAGCAACAAACTCTTTTGGTTCTTCGCCCTCGACACTTACCAACACACTACCTTTAACAAGCATTGTAACATGGTCAAAGTAATGACGATGCCCATCTTGCGCCTCACCTTTTTTATCAAGTCTATTTTGTCGTATCCAAATATTACCAAAATAACCAAGATCAGTATGCTTATTGTTTATAATTGGTTCTGTCATTTTATCTTACCTGTAGCATTCCAATTGAGGGTGTAAAGTTTGCGGTGTAACGAACATTGCCCTTAGTTACTCGAACATCATCGAGGTATCCATAAAAGAATTCAGACGGACCCGAAGTATAATATCCGCCAACAAATTGAATTGCTTCTGTTAAATTGTAACTAGTTGAAGTACCAGCAACATTGCCATTTAAATACAGAGTTTGTGTTGATCCGTTGTTACTGCCAACCCAAGCAACGTGTGTCCAAGTATTTGCTGCAGGGATAGCTGCAGTTATGCCGTTGCCACCAAGTGCGCCCGCAGCAAAATTGCCGGCACTAAATCTAATACAGAATGTGCCGCCACCGAAGCCTCCACTTGTAGATGTTACTATTCTACGATATCCATCTGTTTGTATAGGATACATCCAAAATTCTACAGTTGCGTTGGCGCCACCTATAACTTCTTGCGTGCTTGAAGCAATTTGTAAATAGTCACCTGATCCATCAAAGAATAAACTACTACCTGGGTTTCTTCTGAATGGATTAAATGTTCTAACTGCAGTTTGGCCTGTAACAGTAATAGCAAAATTATTTGTAGAATTATCTCTAAATCTATTTGACTGACAAGTTAATAACGATGTGCCGGATACTGCTGTTAGTGGCTCGGTTGGAGGTGTAAATGCTGCAGTATAAAGTGCTGTGCCTTTTACTACTCGGAAATTACTAATATTGCCTAATAAAAATCCGCCTACCCCTGCACCTAAACATCCTAAGAACATTCCGTTACTGGCTCCAGCTGTAAATGATGAGGAAGTTGTATATGTACTGCCACTTTGTACACCATTCACAAATAACTTCATGGAAGAACCAGCGCGAGTTAGCGCAACATGATTCCATTGACTATTAGCTACCGGTATTGTGCCAGTAATAACAACACCAGTATTAGGAATTTGTATGCACAAACTTGATGTAATCCCGCTGCCATCATAAAACATTGCGTCTAGGTAGAAAGCGGATCCTGATCCAAAAGACCAAAGTCTACGACCGTATGGATCTAATGAAATTGTAGATGTATTAACCCAACACTCTATTGTAAAATCTGCGTCAAAACTTAAAGCGGAAGAAGCCGGAACACTTAAATAATCTCCAGCACCATCAAAGTAATTACTGTAATAAGAACCTGAGTATGCAGTCTCAAATCCCAACTTAGCATCGCCTACAGATTCAGCATCAATATACATCGTAGCATCTTTAATTGCGCCATCTGTAAAATTCAGCATTGCTGCAGTATTTGCAACTGAGAATGTTGTGTTTACATTAGTTGTATTTGAGTATATTAAAGAATTGCCACTTAGAGTCAGAGGTAAAGATGGAGGTGTAAAATTGCCAGTATAAACTGCATTTCTAACAAATCTAAAATCGGAAACATATCCACTAAAGTAATACGCGTATGTGCCAGGATTGCCGCCAACGTATATAGTAGTAGGCGCATCTACCCACGATACAGTTCCCGATCCCCCGGCAATACCATTAATATATAAGGTAGTTGTGCTTCCACTTTTTACCAAAGCAATATGTTGCCAACGATATAATGTTGATGGAATTGAAGTACTTATGGGACTACTAGTTCCAAACTGATTTAAAATAAAAGCATTATTTCCTGGTAGTACACCATAAGTAGCTCCAGAAGATGGAATAAAGGTCATATATCTAGCACTTTGGCTTAGATCGGAAAAACTGTAATACCATGCTTCAATTGTCCAATTACCAATAGATAAATTATAAATAGCACTTTGCGGACTACCAATATAATCGCCATTACTGTCAAAATACGCAGATCCACCTGTAATTTCCGGACTTACATTGGCAGTGCGACCAAATGGTGAGAACGTTTGAGCTACAACTGTTCCTGTAATAGTTTGTGATATTTTATTAATACTTGTATCTGCAAGATTATAAGAATTTAATCCAAGATAAGAAACATTAGCTGAAGTAATTGCAGTAACATTTGCACCTGCAGTAACAGTTGTTGTTAACGGTACAGTTGAAGGAGTAAAGTTTCCTGTATAAACAGCTGCACCTTTAACAACTCTAAAGTTGGACATATTGCCAACTAATTCAGTAGTAGAATATCCAGGTGAATCGCCTACAGTACTTAATGATAAAGTATTTGTAGATCCAAAGTCTTGACTACCTGTATAAGGTGTGCCAGATAGAACACCATTGATGTATATTCTTGTAACACCTGTTTGTCTTACAACTGCGATATGTCCCCAAGTTCTTTGAGGTATGCCCGCAGCACTAATAACTGTTGTGGTTCCAATATAAAGAATAGTATCCGTTGCAGATATAGACATTAAAGGTTTTGTCTGACCCGATCCGCCACCTCCAACTCTAAAGTCCCATGGATATGAATAAGAATCATCTGCAGAGAAATACCAGAATTCTACAGTATAATCTCCAGTACCAAATCCAAATGCGGTACTTGACGCAGTGATAATATAAGCGGATCCATCAAAATATCCAGACCAATTTGAACCGTATGGGCTGAATGTACCTGAATAAGGATTGCCGGCACGAGTAATTAATTGCCTAAAATTACTCTTATCTAAGAACGCATTGTTGTTATGCGGTTGCGAAGTCTGCAATAATGACAATGAAGTATTTGCAGATGGGAATGTTGTGTTTACATTAGCTGTAACTGCATATTGTGACGTAGATCCTGCAATAGATACCGGTGCAGTCGGCGGAGTAAAATTGCCGGTATATACTACGGTGCCTTTAGTTAATCGGAAGTCGCTCATATACCCATAAACAGGCAGACCTCCTAAACCATTTCCAATTTGCAAAGCAGCAGAGTTGTTAGAATAAACCCCGGTAGTTCCAGATGCAACAGACACGCCATTTACATAGATTGTAGTAGTTGTCCCGTTGTACGTATATGCAATATGATACCATGTATTGGTTGTAATAACGCCCGAAGCACTAACAATCTCATTTGTACCCTGAATGCCGAGACCAATTCTACCATTGGAATAATTATAAAAGTTTGTATATCCTGAACCACCAGTACTTGCGTATGTTTGATTAGTGGCAGACATAGATGTATGATACACCCAAAATTCAATTGTGTAACTGCCAAACGTTGACCAATTAATAGCGTATGTACTATTTAAATAATCGCCGGTACCATCCATGTATGTTGAACCATATGTTGTGTAACTTGCGGGCAATTCAAATGGATCCGCAGGATCAATTCTAGTATCACCATTTTTAGTAATAGTAAAATTGTTTGTTGATCTATCTACAAATCTATTATCTTGGCAAGTTAACAGTTGTGTACCTGATACTGCTGTCAATGGTGTTGTACTCGGAGTAAAGTTACTTGTATATAACGCAGTACCTTTAACAACTCTTAAATTAGATAGATAACCATTTATGTAGTCGCCCGGAGTAGACCACGCTCCAATATACAATGAACTTGAAACATCATTGATTGTTGGGTATGAGAATGTTGCGCCAGCTTGAGTCCCGTTAATAAACATATAGCCAGTAGTACCACTTTTTACGACAGCAATGTGTACCCAATTATTTAGAGGAGAATTTTGATTTCTTGCTGTCTTTTGTTCGCCGGCCCCGTTATGGTAAAAGAAACACCATCCTAAGCTGGTGTCATAATTAATACCCCAGTAAGAAGATGAGCCACCGTATTGATTTATAATATTATTATATTGGCCTGGCAAAGATGATGCATAAAACCAAAATTCAATAGTATAATCTGTATTCATTACCCAACCAGCGTTATCAGGCAATGTTAAATAATCTCCGCTGCCATCAAAGTATGCGCTATAATATCCAGGTGTATATGGATTAAAGTTGCTGGCTCTAGCATCGCCGACAACTGTTACGTTTAAATTATTTAAACTATTGTCAGCATTAAATGGCAAGTAATCTGTTTCACCTGTTAGCAATAACGAGTTGAATCTAAATGCAGGATCAGAAACATATGTAGGTATTGCGTATTCAACCGTGGCGTATGTGCCACGTAACATTCCTACATACGTTCTATTTGTGGTATAAAGACCTTTTGTTGTTGCCATTTTATTATCTTGTAGGTAATACAGCGATTGCTGGTGTAAAGTTTGCAGTATATCTTGCGTTAGCTGTTATTCGCACATCATCCATGTAACCAAAATATCCGTTTCCTCCAGTACTATCAGAACCAAGTCTTAACGGACCGTTACCAATAACTGCGGATGTAACATATGTATTAGGCAAAACGTTTCCGTTATAATAACCTCTAATATTTGCATTTGCTCTAACAACCGCAATATGTGTCCAAGTATTTGGAAGAATAACGGGACCTGATAATGTTAAATTAGCATTAGTAGCACCAAATAGATTAAGAACCAATGTGCCATTTACCGTGATTATATTTAATCTTCCTGCTGCCTCAGAACCAATTGTCATTGGATAATATGTGCCAGATGAAGTATATGGGTTGAGCCACATCTCTGCGGTAAAGTCGCTTGTGCCTAAAATTAATGCATTGGATACCAATGTAATATTACCATAATCACCTGTACCGTCAAAGAACATAGACGATCCGCCGAATTTACTGCTAACAGATGATACTTTTAGGTCAGCAGTTGTTTCCATATTATTTCGCATAGTATAATCTTTAATTGCAGCATCAGTAAAGTTTAACATTACTGTTGTGTTGCCATATACTTGCAATGGTCGCTGCGAAGGAACAAACGGACCTTTATATAATGCTGCACCATTTGTAAATCTAATATCGGACATGTATCCCATTAATTCATAATCAGAATTAATTCCCTGGTCTTTACTACCTATTCTAGGAGCGGTTGCACCTGGGCTAATTGCGCCTGTGCCATAACTTGCATTATAGTAATCTCTTGCGCCGTTTACATACCCCGTTAACACACTACCGTTTCTTTCAAAAGCAATATGTGTCCATGTATTTAAGGGAATTGTAGTTGATCCGGTATAATTTGTGCCTGTATAAAAATTTACTCTATATGTACCAGAAGTAACACCCAAATTAAATATCCATGCTGCAGCAGTGGCTCCATTTGCCCTTGCATCAATGATTGTCCAAGTTCCGCCATTCTGTTTTGTCGGATACACCCATGCTTCAACCGTAAAGTCTCCAACTAGATCGTACAATGTACTTGATGGCAAAGTTAACCAATCCGATATAGAATCAAAATATACAGAACCACCAAATGTGTTAGCTGTGTAATCTATTAATGTGGGCGAATTAAATCCGAACGGATTTGCCATAATCGGTTTAGCATCTCCTGTTACAGTAACCGCAAAATTATTTGTACTGTTGTCAACTATTGTTACCGCATTACAAGCCAATACAGATGTATTTGCGATAGCGGTTAGTGGTGCAGTTGGGGGCGTAAATGTAGTGGTGTAGACGGCTGTGCCTTTAACAATACGCAGATTGGAGATATATCCAGTAGTATAACCTGTTAAATCTCCTCTGGCACCAAAATACATCGTAGATGCAGAGCCTAAAGTTCCACTTAAAGTACGAGATGCGTTATTAACACCATTAATGTATAATGTTGACGTTGTTCCGTTACGCACCCAAGCTATGTGTGTCCATGTATTGGTTGGCGCAGATCCCGTACCTATAGGAAAATCGGTACCAGACATATATACGCTTATATTTCCACTTTGTCGTTGAAATAAATATGAATTATTGGTATCCCCGCTAATAGCACTGTATCCATCGGTTGTTGGGTAGAACCAAAATTCAAATGTAAAGTCTCCTGGAAATGAGTTGGCTCCAGCCGACACAGTTAAATAATCGCCATTGCCATCAAAAGATACACTATATGATGTAGGAGTAGGTTGTGTGTATGCAGGTGAGAATGGAGTCTCTGTACTAACAGTCACAGAGCCTGCTCGACTTAAAGTATAGTTATTAGGGCTTAAATCAATTAAACGATTTGTGCAAGAAGTTAATAACTGAGTATTTGTAATAGGCAGCAAAGGAGAGGTTGGGGGACTAAATGTTGAAGTATATAATGCGGTACCTTTTAGTACTCGTAAATTTGAAATAAAACCAAAAGTATTATATACCGTGCCTAACCCGCCAAAATAATTCGCATATATTGTAGATGAATCAGTTATTGCGGAAGAGAATGCTTTCTCCACACCATCAACATATACCTTTACGACATTACTTGAACGAACCAACGCAACGTGTTGCCATTTATTAAATGTTAGTGCAGGTGCGCTTGTTGTAAGTTGCCCATACCCCGGAGTATAGTAACCTATCTGACCAGTTGAATTATAATAGAATTGGAAGTATCCGCCATTTGTATTAGTTGCAACTAACATAGAATACCCGCTACCAGATGCACCGGTTGGATATAACCACATTTCTATAGTATAATTTGCATCTAAAGTAACACCACCTGTGCCAGATGATTGAGCAGATATGTACAATGAATTTCCGTTTGCTACACCAAAATAATTTGACCACGATCCCTTATAAGGTGTAACAGTTCCTTGATTCGCGTTACCATTTCTAGTAATTAAATGTCTATAATTACTTTTATCTAAGAATGTTGTATTGTTATGCGGTTGATTGTTTTGCATAGTCAACATCAAAACATTAGTAGTTGCAAATGTAGTATTCACATTAGCAGTACTTCTATAAGGCAACGATGAAGCAATTGGTAATACTGGAGCAACAGGTGGAGTAAAGTTACCAGTATAAACGGCTGCAGAAGACATTCTGACATCTGACAGATAACCACCAAATGATGTAGCTGATGCACTTAATACGCCAGATCCATTATAATAATTTCCAAAACTATAATTAACAGATAACGCCGCACGGGTAGCTGAAGATGTGCCTGTTGCGGTTGAAACACCATTTACATATAAAGTAAATGCGGAACCCGATCTAACTACAGCAACATGATGCCAACTATTTGCAATAGATGTCGCTGAACTAGTTAAAAAATCTGATGCCTCAGATTGCGCGCCAAACGACATTGCAAACTGTCCACTGGAATTTAAACTAAGAAGGAACCCGCCATTGCCAGTAGTTTGTAACCATTGACCAAATATTGGCTGAAAAGCATTTACAACTAAAGGATACACCCACATCTCTATAGTAAAATCACTTGTAAGAATACTGGGTGCATTTTGATATGGGATAGTTACAAAATCACCTGTACCATCCATGTATGTTGAACCGTAAGTAGAATAACTTACATTAGGTGTGAAAGGATTTGCTGATACGATTTTAGTATCACCATTTTTAGTAATAGTAAAATTATTTGTAGAATTGTCTATAAATCTATTTGACTGGCAGGTTAATAAACTTGTTCCAGAGATAGCAGTTAAGGGTGCTGTACTTGGGGTAAAGTTACTTGTATATAACGCAGTACCTTTAACAAATCGAAAATTACTAATATAACCAGTAAAGAAATATCCCGCAGTTTGATTTGCCGCAATTCTTTTTGTTGTTACTGTAGTAGTTAAATTCTGTGTTTGTGATGTTTTTGTTTGGTCTAACACACCATTTACAAAAGTATAAGTAGTGGTTCCAGTTCTGACAAAAGCGACATGATTCCAAGTGTTCACTGCCATTGCAATAGTGCCTGTCGATACTGTTGGTGAACTAGCTACTTCCGCTAAATAGCAATCCAATTTGTTAGTATTTTGGCGTAACTCCATTATGCTACCTGCACTGTGTACCTTAAATATAGGCGCTTCTGATGCCGCAACTTGGGTTGGGTATATCCATGCTTCAATAGTAAAATCACCCGTACCAACTACAAAAGCGGCATTATCTGGAATTTGTAAATAATCTCCTGTGCCGTCAAAGTATGCACTATAATATCCGGGTTCGTATGGGTTAAAATTAGAGGCTTTAGTGTCGCCTACAATATTTAAATTTAATTTATTTGTACTAATGTCTGAGTTAAACGGATAGCTTATACTTGTTCCGGTTGCAACAAATTTTGTCAAGTAATATAACGAGTCAATCGGTGTAATGATTGGATCGCCATACCCATATACAGGCCAAACTTCTGCCAAGCGAAGTTGATATACATCGTTTACTACAAATATGCCGTCAAAATAACTCATTTGATTCCGTTATTGTTAGAATGTGATTGTGCCTGATTGCCAGAATCTATAAATTCTATATCCACCAGAAACAGTTACGTTAGGTGACCCGGTAGTTGTAGCTGCAGGTGCTCCATCCGAATATCTTAAAATTACAACACCGGAACCACCAGCACCACCGCTGCCACCATATGAGCCGCCGCCACCACCACCGCCAGTATATGAAGTACCCGCAGTTGCTTCAACGGAACCTTGAGCTGCACCATTGCCGCCACCCCCAACACCGCCAAATCCAATTGTGCCGTTTGTATAAACACCGCCTGCGCCACCTCCAGCATATGCTACATTGGAACCAGATATTGTGGTATAAATTCCTGGACCACCATTAGCACCCATTGTACCATTAGATTTACCCGCCATACCTACGCCTGCCGCACCTCCACCGCCACCATGAGAATAACTAGGTGTACCTGAAGTACCATCGCCGCCTTTGCCGCCAGAGAATCCAAAACCGCCAAATGATGTGTTTGCTTGTTGTGCTGCGCCACCAAGTCCACCAGTTGTGGAATCTGAATTTCCGCCGCCACCTCCAGATCCACCGGGATTGCCTACATTACCAGTATAAGGTGCTCCAAAACGAGTTGCGCCGCCGCCACCGCCTAAAGATAATTTAAGATTTCCGGTTGCGACTGTACTTATGTATGAGTTTGAACCGTTTAATCCATTTATGCCGCTATCCGATGTTGTCGCGGCAGCACCACCTGCACCCACCCCAATCGTATATACGACAGAAGGAGTGTATGAAATAGTTGAAAGAATAAGACCGCCCGCGCCTCCACCGCCGCCAAACGATCCACCACCTCCACCGCCACCAACAACTAATACATCTACAACTCCGGCGTAGGCAGACGTTACCCACATATCATTTAGTAGGTAATCGTAAACGTCTGTTATTATAAAAACGCCTGTTGTGTTACTTGCTGCCATAATTTAACCCTTCGATTAAACTGCTTTTGCGGCAACAAAAATAGCTATAGCGTTTGCAGCATTTGTGTATGCTTGTATCTTATGCCCTGAAGCAATACGTCTTGGTTTCTCGCATAATTCAATTGTAGCGCCAATTGGTACTAACAACGTATATGCCATATAACCTTGTATTACATTTGATGAGTCTGTAATTGTAACTGTGACCGGGACATTTCCTAAATTGTTAGTGCTACTTAACATAACACTTTCAATAATAGATGCACCTGTTGCAGTAAATACATCTACATTTGCGGATGCAGCTGTAATGTTTGCGCTTATACCTGTGTATGTACCTGAAGAAATTTCCTCATATACAATTGTAGCATGGACATTATTGTTAACACCTAAGTCTTGTATAAGGCCTTGCATGGTTAATCTATCACCAACATTAACAACTTTTGGTTTCTTTAATGCTTCAAATGAACTTCTGTACGGTAAAGGAATATTCCAAAGTAAAGGTGCGCCTGAAATTGCTGCACTTACAGAAACATTTGTATTACCTGCAGAGTTAATATTCGTAACATAAACACTATGTAAAATTGATTTTGCAGTAAACACTACGGCATTAGCCAATGTATTTGTTGCTAAATAATTTATAGAGTTTGTAATGGATGTATTAAACAATCCACTACCACCACCTGAACCTGCACCAATAACCGTGGAATTTGCACCAGGGATAAAAATAATATTTTCTGTAGCAGTAATCGTTAAATTACCTGTGGCACCCACTGTCGATGCAGCGTTGCCTGTAGTAAAATATGAACCAGCATATATATTAGCAGGAGTTATTATGCTACCATTACTAGGTATTAAAATAATATTGTCTGTAGCAGTAACTGTTAAATTACCTGTAGCACCTAGCTGGGATGAGGCATTGCCTGTAGTATAATATGCAGTTGCAATTACATTAGCAGGAATTACTACGTTACCGTTAACAGCAGTTAATCCTGCCGCGACGGCAACAACCGCACTTGCCGGGTTAACTTCGGTCCAAGTTACAGTTGTACCAGAATTTGCTAATAACTTATACCACTTATTAGTCGACGGGTTGTACCACTCATCCCCCAAGTTTCCTGACAATGGGGGTTGAGTTGTAGATACCGTATGTTTAAAATTAGTTTTGCTGCTCATCGCGCAACCTTATATTAGATTAAGCTTGAGCCTCTGTCCATGACATACGACAATTAATATTAGCGCTGATTGGTCCAATATTTTGAGCAACAACTGTTACCATATCTGGGCCGTTAGGATAAATATCAACATTCGATAATGTAGATGATCCGCCGCTTAAAATACTTGTACCTAAGTCACGAACCAAGTTCAAATCTTGCTGTGTTGTATTAAACTGTGCCGCAATACCTGTTGTATTCAAGTAGAAACCATAAATAACTTCTCCACCTTCTATTCTTGTAGCAGCAGAGTGGTTAATATATTGTGCCAAACTAGATCCACCGACTGTTTGCCAATTAGGAGTTCCAGGAGAAACAATACCGTTCAATACCAAACTAACAAGAACAGAACCATTAGAGAACAAGTCAATTTGTCGTAAAACCATCTGCATACGATTTACAATTTCTCTTACACCTAATGCACCAGGAACACCATTACTTACGCTAGGTGCAACGCGGAAACTTTGAATAGCGAATCTTTGACCTGCTGGAACTGTTACACCGTTTTGTGTACCTTGCGTAAACACGAATGATTTATCATCATCAAATCTACCGTCCATGATAACAGAAGTACCCCAGTGTGAAAGTGCCGGTGCATAGAATGGACCGTGATGCTCAACAATAATAGGTGTCGTTGCAGAATATGTCCACGTCTGCGCTGTCAACGCCATTGGAGAGAACACGCCTGTGGTTGCGCCGGATGCAAATGCAGCCTGTGACAATGTAACTGAAGAGTTTGTTACAATGTTAGAAATAAATGCGTTTTCAGGTACACCTGGAATAGTAACATACATACTAACTTGTAAATTAGATGTATCAGTAACTCCTACCACTGGGCTATTAGCCGTTGTTGTAACTGCCAAATTTGTTTGACCAGCTTTGCCTCTAGTGCAACCAGTGAATGTATTTGCAGAAATACCTGTGTAATTTATATATTCATATTGATTCGCGGTTCTAATTACTGCTGTACCTGCGGGAGGGAATCCAGATGTATCTGCAACATTGATAATCGTATCAGACTGACCAATTGAAGAAGTAACAGTTGTTACTTTTGGAATTGAAGTAGTTTCGTATCTTGCTGGCAAATTACCAGAACGCATATATGCTTCATAGTTTACGTTGTTATTAATTAACTTATGGCAATAAACGATATCACCGTTTCCGCCTCTCATACCCCAACGAATAAAGCCTGCACCGTACCATGAATAATCCATGTAGAACATCTGCATCTTTGTTAGATCGATCGTCATTCCAGAAGGACCCGTACCGTCTAACTTATCTAAGTTCCACTGACTTTGTGGGATTTTTGTGTCAACTGTTTTACTTACAATTGCATTTGTAATTGCAACTGTACCACGATATGAAGGAGTAATCGTCATAGATGTATCAGATGCAATACTATCTACACGATATGGCATACCTTTAATAACAATAGAATCGCCAGGTGTTAATTGTTTTGAGAACAATGTAGAAACACCATTATTTACTACACCTGTTACTGTTTCGCTACCTGGACTGATTGAGCAGAAACCAGATAATTGATATGTTGAAGATCTCTTAACCGCATATAATGTTTGACCATCATATTCGAAGAAGATACCGTTTTGGTGATCAAAAATACCAATACGATTAGATGCACCATACCATGAGCTTACTGACAAATAATATTGTCCGCTTGCAGTAGTTTTTGAAGGAGTGGATAATGCAGTATATTTAAATACGTATGGATTGATAACTTCTGTTACAGTGAATGTTCCATTGTATGCAGTTTCGTTTGCACCTGTTACAGTAACACCTGTGCCTGGAGACATATTGTGTTGACCTTTACAAGTAACTGTTACAGTTGTACCAGAACTTGTAATTTGATCTACATTTAAACTTGGCTCTAAAATTGAACCTGTACTAACTTGAATACCTTTACCAGATTGATAACGGAAATATCTACGTGTTTGTCTGATAAATTGTTGATTATGACTCTGTGAGTTTGTACTGAAAATAACACCGCCGTCAAACGCTCTATGGTAGCCCATACCAGTAGGTCTTACATATAAGTTACCGCCGGTAATTGCACCGCTTGGTGTAGCATTGGCAACAAAGCTGAATACTGTGTTATTAGAAACTGTAGAAACAGTCCATGAACCGTTTGGTGCATTTGTACCTGTAGATAATACAAAAGCAATTTCATTACCAATTAACAATCCATGTGGAATAGATGTTGTCATTGTTATGATATTACCATTGTAGTTAACATTGGCAACACCAATAATAGCATTACTGAAAATATTAGCTGAGAATGCAGTTGTTACGTTAGCTGTAAAGATATTAGGTGCATTACCGTAATATTCTTGTTTACCCTGATATTCAATTGTGTTTGCTGCTAAATTAACATAGTCTACAACATACAATCCATCCGCGCCTGCAAATGTTGTATCTTGAATAAAGAATGGTGAACCTTGAACAGGTGGAATTGAAGGGAATACGTTAGCAATATAAACTCTACTGTTAGGAGTACGAGCAAATACGTTAGATACATTCAATGGACGTGATACGTCATAATAGGCAAATGGTCTATTATTCATCATTGAAATAGATTCCCACTTTGTAGCCTGTTGACCATATTCAAAGTCGGTATCAATTAACGCTTGTGGTTGAGATGTTCTAAACTTGTTAACAGGATCCATGTATTCCTGTGATGGCATGAACGATTCATTAGTCTCTTCTACAATGATACTAAGTTTATCAGTACTACTATGTCCACCGGTATTATAATTTAATATAATTGTTGTTGTTTGTTGACCGGTAACTGCTGCAGCTGAAGTGGTATAACTTGCTGCACCCAATGAAGGATCGCTGAAATTGTATATAACAGTTCCACGAGTTACGTTAGTAATCAACAACAATTGCTCTTGACGAACATATTTGTTATTGATAACTATTGTTTTTGTTGACGGTGTGAAGGTATAACCTTCAGCGATTACATGCTTAGCCATTTATTTAATCTCCTAATGCGATCGTTGTCGCAGAATATGGGTATTTTCTTCTCTGTACAGTTGCGTTATTACTTATAATTGTAACTACCGCTTGATCACCTGTGTCAGGCGGGTTATAAATTGTGATGTTACTGCCTCTTAATCTAAATCCTTTAAACGAATCATATTCCGTAAACCAAGGAAAAGTCTGAGTCGTAACATATGGTGCTAGGTATTGTCCTGCAACTGATACTTGTAAATTTCTTGAATCTGCTATAGTATTTATATAGTCTTGTTCAACCATAATTGTGAAGTTTGTGGTCAAACCATCAAACCTATTACTAATATCGTTGCATACTATAGGATAACCTTCACCGAATGGTTGGAATGATGTAATGCCGCCAGATGCAGTAACAACATAGCTATTCGCCACATTGTTTGAACTAATCAAACTAGCATCTATTTTAAGCAAAGCCATCTAATGTCCTTTTCTATTATTTATTATTTGTGAATTCTACTCATCTTAAAGGAAATGTGCTAGTTGCAGGGGTAAAATTGCCGGTATAACGGGCATTTCCTTTTGTAAAGCGTAGATCATCTAAGTATCCTACAAGATACGCCGGAGTTGTCAACACACCAACTGCAGCGCCAGATTGAGTAAATCCTATACCACTTTGCGTAGAAGCATTTGTTGTAACTACTACACCATTTACAAATAGTCTAACTGTTCCAGAAGCTCTTGTAGCTGCTACGTGATACCACGTTCCGGCTGTAGGCGACCAAGTGTAGGAAACCGCATATGTGCCAGATCCATGCTGAGAAGATTTTAATGCCCCTGATTCATAACCAAACCAAAATGGGCCGTTTGCGCTTGAGATATTATTTGTAGTTTGCCAAAACGCACATGTCTGCACCGTACTAAAATTTACCCAACATTCTATTGTATAGTCTTCAGTTGCACCAATTGCATATAGAGGATTTGAAGGGAAACTTAAATAATCACCTGTACCATCAAAGTACATGGCAGATCCGCCAAACTTACTATTAGCAGTTGTTATCTTTGAATCGCCCAATGTTTCCATAACTCCAGACATAGATAAATCTTTTATTGCTGCATCTGTAAAGTTTAACAATGCCATAGTATTTGCGACTGAGAATGTTGTATTTACATTCGCTGTACTTGTATACGATGCGGCCGAACCATTTACTAATAACGGTGCGATTGGAGGTGTGAAGTTTCCTGCATATACTGCGGTACCCTTAACAAGTCTAACATCGGAGATATATCCATTAAGATATATTGGATTTGATGCATACCCATATCTACCAATCAATACCGGAACTCCGCTGATAAAAAATTGTCTTGATTCTGAAGCGCTTCCTCCTGCTAGAGTCAATCTAACACCATTCACATACGCATATAATGTATTAGATGCTCGTACAAATGCAATATGATACCATTGATTAGTTTTGAACGCATACGACCATGACGGGTAATTTGGCGATGAGGTTGCGCTAATAGCAAATGCAAGCTCTGTCGGAGTCATATAAAAATAATCAGATGATGCCCCATTGTCGGATCCAAATATCATACCAGTTACAGATAAAGGATACACCCATGCTTCAATTGTAAAATCTCCTGTTAAACAATTATGCGAATCTGAATTTGCTATTGATACATAATCGCCTGAGCCATCTAAATATATAGACCCCCCATATGTCTCCGGTGTATAATAATTATTAGTTGCGCTCGGGGCAAAAGGAGAGAATCGTTGTACACTAACATCGCCATTCTTTGTAATAGTAAAATTATTTGTAGAGGTATCAATAAATCTATTTGACTGACAAGTTAATAACGATGTGCCGGATACTGCTGTTAGTGGCTCGGTTGGAGGTGTAAATGCTGCAGTATAAAGTGCTGTGCCTTTAACAATCCGGAAGTTTGAAATGTACCCAGTTAAGAAAAAATCAGCACTTCTTGTTCCAATTGTATAAGTTCCAGAAGTGTAATTTATTGTCGACGGTATGGTGCCAGCAGAACCTTGCAAAACACCGTTAATAAAAAATCTCCTTGTTGTTCCACTTCCTTCGTATGAAATAGCAACGTGAGTCCAAATATTTGCTGATAAAATTCCAATATTATGCCAAGCAGTGCCGTCCCACCATTGAAGTTGATTATTAGTTGTATTAGCTCCTATTCCTATTCCATAACCGGAATAAGGGTTTAACTCATTATATCCTCTAAAAATAAATGCGGATGACCCGACAGCAGGTATTACAAATGGGTTAACCCAAAATTCAATTGTAAATGCTGTAGTATTATTTAACTGTATCGCTGGTGCAGAAGCAATAGATAAATAATCCCCAGTACCATCAAAGTAATTACTCCAATTCGCGCCATACGGAGTAAACGTGCCTTGCGTCGCATTACCATAACGTGTAACCAAACTCTTAAAATTACTTCTATCCAAGAATGTAGAGTTATTGTGCGGTTGATTATTTTGCAGGGTTAGTAAACTTGTACCAGACACAGCAGTCAACGGTGTTGTACTTGGTGTAAAATTACTTGTATATAACGCAGTATCGTTAACTATTCTAAAATTACTAATATATCCAATAAAATAATGTTCATATCCAGAAAACTTTGCTGCCGCGCCGATATTTAAAGTACTAGATGCCGCTGAACCGCCGGTATAAGCATCAATAGTCAATGTTTGTGATGCCCCATTTACAAACAAATAGTTACTTGATCCATTACGAACTACGGCAACATGATACCAAGTATTTAATGAAAATGTATATGAGCATCTCATGTAGTTACTGTTACTACCCATAACACTAAAATAAAGAATATTACTGGTTTGGTCTATAAAAAATTCCCAACCTTGACCGACTGTAGCAGGGCCGAATACAGCAATTGCCCCTTGCTTGTTACCACCCGAATCAGTAGCAAATGACCCTGTTATGTTTATCCATGCTTCAATAGTGAATGTACCTCCTGCAACATTAAACGCAGAATTATAAGGCACAGATAAATAATCCCCAGTACCATCAAAGTATCCACTACCGTATGTACTATAACTACTTACAGGTGAAAATGGATTTGCTACTGTTACTTTAGTATCTGCGTTTACAGTAATTGTAAAGTTATTTGTAGAGTTATCTATAAATCTATTTGACTGGCAGATTAATAATTGTGTACCCGATACTGCTGTTAGAGGAGACGTAGGAATTGTAATAGAAGATGAGGTTGGATCATATATTGAAGATCCCTTGGATATTCTTAGGTTTGAAATATATCCTATTAAGTATCCGCTATTAGTAGCTTGACGACCTATATTAAAAGAGTTCGTACTTGAAAAATTATTAGTTACTGTCGCAGTCGCCACTCTAACACCATTTAAGAACATAGATGCGGTTGTCCCGTTCCTACAAACAGCTATGTGATTCCATCTACCTGCAGTTGATGCTACACTTGATGTAAGAAATGCTGTGCTCCATCCATATACTGTTGGGTAATATGTAGATGCTGATATTTGTATTTCAAATTGAGCGTCTCCATATAAAGGGGCCGATCCATTTTGAACACTATTACTAATTAACGCTGCAAATGCAATTGTTGGTTGATAATACCACATCTCAACACAGAAATCACCTGTATCAAAAGCAAGATTAGATGAAGATGGAATTGATAAATAATCCCCGGTGCCGTCAAAATATGCGCTATAATATCCAGGTGTGTACGGATTAAAGTTTGTCGCTTTTGCATCAGCTAAAACTGATATATTAAACTTATTTGTACTAGCATCGGCATTAAATGGAGTTGCGGTTGTATCTGCATTTATTAATAACGAGTTGTAACTAAAGAATGGATCAGTTACATAAACAGGAATTTTTATAGTAGTATCTGGCCATGCAGCAGCTTTAACTGCTTGTATATGGATATTTTTATTATAGATGCCGGAAGCAATTGTAGCGTTTGCAACAATTTTTCTAGATGTGATTAATCCGCCATAGTATCTTTTTACCATTACAACCCTTAATTAAAATTGGATACTACCAGATTGCCAGAATCTATAAATTCTGTAACCACCGGATACAGTTACGTTAGGCGAGCCTGTTGTATTTGCAGATGCAAATGTATCAGGATAACGAATTATTACAACACCTGAACCTCCAGCTCCGCCTGTACCTGAAACCTGCCAACCTCGTGTGCCGCCGCCACCACCTGTATTTACGTTGCCAGCAGCACCAACAGTCACACCTTCAGATCCAATACCACCTCCACCTAGACCACCAAGCCCTGCAGGGTTTGTACCACCTCCCCCTCCGCCACCACCAGCATAATATGTAGCTGTACCAGTAATAGATGATTGTAATCCAATGCCGCCGTCCGTACCGTTATTGGTAGAATTATCTACACCCTGCGCCCCTGCACCGCCGCCGCCAGCACCACCATATGCTGAAGTATTACCACCTCGATTCCCTTGCCCGGCAGTGGCCGCACCGCCAGTACCGCCACTCAGGTGACCTCCACCGCCGCCTGACCCGCCAGCAAGGCCGTTTACTGTACCGGTATAATATCCACCTGCGCCGCCGCCTATTGAAACTATACCAGAAAACGAAGAATTACTTCCGTTGGTGCCACGCGCTTCATATGAGCCTGTGCCACCTGCACCAACTGTTACTAATATATTTGCTCCGGGAGTTACTGCATATCCGGTGTCTGTTCTATATCCGCCTGCACCGCCTCCACCAATTGTACCGGATCCGCCTCCTGCAACTACTAAATATTCTACTGAGGTTGCAGCAGGTGCTACAAAAATAGGGACTGAAGGCCAAGTATTACTTACTTTATTTTGTGCTACATCCACAGATGACCACATTCCAGATGCAGATAACGATGATACGCCGGCTTGCGTTGAAGACATTAAACCGCCGTAAAATCTTTTAACCATATTAACTGATATCTTCGTAACTTGCTGTTACAACTAACAAACCGCCAGCACTAGCAATCGCACCAATACTTGTGTTCTCTTCCATGTAATAAGGAGAACCTTTATCAATTACGTTTAGTGTAGAACCTGCAGGTACTGTTATGTTTCCGACAATAGGAAATGCTGTTCCGCTTAAACTTGCGGCAGTATGATAATTGATTGAAATGTTTGCCGCTACAGATGTATTAGAATTTGCGACGTTCAATGTGTTAAGTTTAAGACACTTACCTGAACTAGATGCATTATTTAATACTGAAAATGCTGCCGTATTAGATAACGCAACACCTGTTGTCCTGCCATATATTATCGATGCCCCGATTAAATTAGGTGCTGCCATTTTATCCTCCGAAAATTATTGAGTAACCAAACGCGGCCGCGCCGGTTGCGACATTTGCCCAGACAAGATTGTTTGATACAACAGCAATAACTTGATTATTACTACTACCAGCTGTACTTATTTGACTTAGATCTATTTGACGCAATGCCATTTGTTATCCTTTTGATTATTTATTGTCGTTATTCAAACGGCTTTGGCAATGGACACAGAGGTGAACCCACTCTTTGTTATCATGATTCCATTTCCATTTTGAATACGTTGTTTCTGTTGGCTTTGGATCTCTTATGATCCATTCCCAGTTTAACCATACAACTTCTTTACCTTCGGGACAATCTGGTTTATCAGGTGTTTCTACCCAACCTTCTGTGCCGTCTGTTGCTTCTTGCGGTATTGATCCGTTTTTAGTATATAACATTATTATTCCTTATATGCCAGCATATGCTCTTGTTGGCACAGTAAAATTCGTAGTGTATCGTGCGTAACCTTTTGTAACACGAACATCGTCAAGATATCCTTGATAAAATTGACTATATCCTGATATGCCACCCACCCATAGTGCAGCAGTTGCGGTTATATTAAATCCAGTTGTAGAACCAGTTAATGCCTGCGATTGTCCATTAAAATATATTTTAGAAGTGCCTGAGTTTAAAACACAAGCAACGTGTGTCCAAGTATTTAATGGTAATGTGTTGGATGTATATCCCGCATTACAAAATCCTATTACTCCGCTTGAATAATATACGTCAACAAATGCAGAACCAACTGCACCGTTGTTTACAATTCTAGCAACTGCCGGTGCGCTTGTAGGATATGCCCAAAATTCTACAGTACAATTTGCGCCTAGAGCCCAATCCGGACTTGCCTGTGCTGCAATATAGTCTCCTGTACCGTCAAAGTACATTGCAGTTCCGCCAAAAACAGATTGAGTAGATGATACTTTAGAATCACCTGCTGTCTCAAAATCACTAATCATTGTACCATCATATATACCTGCATTTGTAAAATTACATAATAGCCCTGTATTAGCTGCGGCAAATGTAGTGTTTACGTTAGCCGTACTTGTATATGGTGCAGATGAACCGCTTGTTAATACCGGTGCAGATGGCGGAGTAAAGTTGCCTGTATATACTGCGGAACCTTTAACAATACGCAAGTTAGAGATATATCCTGTTACATAAGCAGATCCATTGCCATAAGAACACAACTTTAGTGTTGAACTTGCAGGATCGCTAACAGTAACTCCTGTTAAATTGGCAGTAGTTCCTCCTGCGACTCCATTTACATATGTTGTAAGTGTATTGCCATTTCTTACGCATGCCACATGATTCCATGAATATGTTCTGAATGCAGTAGAAGAGGAAATATATTGAGTAGCACCTTGAAGTACGCTAAACTGCATAGTAGTTGCGTCTACTTGATATAGTTCCCACGCAAAATTTGTGTTAGTAGATTGTCCGTTTGAATAATTTAAAACGGTACCGGAAGATCCTGTTATATAAACCCAAAGATCTATTGTAAAATCTCCTGCCCCAAAAGCAAACCCCGCATTGTTAGGTATTGTTAACCAATCTCCTGCACCATCAAAGTATGCAGAACCCCCGAATGTCGTAGTAGAATACGGAGATGATAATGTCAGTGGACTAAACTTCTTAACAGTTACATCGCCATTTCGTGTAAATGTAAAGTTGCTGGGGCCGTTGTCTTTAAAACTACCTGATTGACAACATAGAATTTTTGTATTTGTAACCGCAGTTAATGGTGTTGTACTTGGTGTAAATGTTGTGGTATATAAGCAACTGCCGGAACCATTTACAACTCTAACATTACTAATATAACCCGTAAATACATTATATAGACCCCCATCTGCAAGTTGGCCTGCAATCATTGTTGTTGGTGCCTGACTTGTCTGTAGATTCAAACTTGTGGAATAACTTACTGTTGTAGCATCCAGCACACCATTAATGAAAGAACGTATAACATTACTTGCGTCACGAGTAATTGCAACGTGTGACCATTTATGTGTGGGGACGCCACTTGTTGAGGCATAAATTTCTGGATATGTATTATATACCCCTGCTGATGCAGCAAGACCTAATACCCCTGTAGATTTTATATAGAACTGATATCCAGAATTTTGGCCAATGTTCCAATTTGAATTAGTTATAATTTGATTAGCAGTATTTAATACCGTGGGATATACCCATGCTTCAATTGTAAACTCACCGGTTGCAATATCTGCTCTACCACTTGATACTAGATAATCCCCTGACCCGTCAAAGTACCAAGACCAATTATTTGCGTAAGGGCTAAATGCACCCTGTGTTGCGTTGCCGTTACGAGTTATTGTAAGATTGTTTGTAGATGAATCTAAAAACGTATTGTTTTGTGCGTTGTTTGTCCCATCACCGTTTAACAATAACACGGTATATGGGAACTGTGCATCAGATGGGAATGAGGTATCGTTAATTGTAACATTTGCAGTTTGACCTGCAGCAGTCATTTGTATAATCTCAGTTCCTTCTAAAGTAACGTCTGCCGATGCATTAAACGAAACTGTGCCAGAGCCATTGGATATAACAAAATTACCTGTTAGAATGTTATTTGCAGAGTCAGCAGTTGTTACATTTGTACCGGATAAGGTGTAAGGTATAACTGTGCCGTTAGGAATGCCCGTTGTTGTTAATGTGAAGTTAACAGATGCACCCTCATTTACAGTACCGGCTGAAGATGAAAGAGTAAACGTAGGTGGGACTTGCCATGTACCTTTTTTCTGTAAGGTATATGCCTCTTTACCTGTCCATATGCCGGATGCACTTGTGTTAGATGCAGTGGCATAATTTCCTATTACTGATCCTCTTTGTCTTAGTCCCATTTTATTTTAATAACCTGGTAATGTTATTGTTGGCGGCGTAAAGTTTGAAGTGTATCTTGCGTAGCCGTTTGTGATACGAAGGTCATCCATATAACCATACCAAGGATAATCAGTAGTTGTATTAAATCTACCGATAAACAAAGAGCTACCGGAACTTAAAAAAGACGCAGATTGCGATCCATTGGTCATTGACAACGCAGTTCCATTTATATAAAACACAACATTGTTGCTACTACGAACTACTGCAATATGATACCATATATTTTGCGAAAAGGTATAAGTCGCGGAAGCGCGAGTAGCCGTAGAACCACCAAACTGTGCTTCTAACCCAGAAGAATTAAGAGATATGTATCCTTGACTTCCACCGTCGGAAATAATCATTCTGTAATTTGTTTGTGCTGCAGTTAAATAAAACCAACCCTCAATTGTAAAATCTGCACTTGCACCAATTGACCAATTCTTGGGACTATATAACCAATCACCTGTACCATCAAAGTACATAGCAGATCCGCCGAATTTAGATTGCGCTGTAGATATTTTTGAATCTGCAACTGTTTCCATGTTATTCATCATTGCATTATCAATGATACCTGCATTTGTAAAATTACATAATAACGATGTCCCTGATATAGCAGTTACTGGCGCAGTCGGAGGAGTAAATGCAGAAGTATATACTGCAGAACCATTAACCAATCTCAAATTAGAAATCCAACCGGTAATATAATTGCCTAACCCACTACCAGATTTATATACGCCTATGGCCGGATAATAAGTTGCATTAGATGCACTGAAAGTAGCAGTTCCAGATATTGTTAGTGATTGCGACACACCATTTACATAAATTGAAAATGTAGATCCGTTATATGTGACAGCAAAATGATTCCATGCATTTACATTCCATGCAGCGCCAGTATAAAATCTATAAAAATTTCCAGATGAACCTCTATAAATTTGTACATCTATATTTCGTGATGCACCGTTTGATAAAGAAATATTAATACCAACAGAAACCGAGTCAGCATCAGTACTAAAAATTACTTGGGCAGATGTTGAACTAGTATAAAACCAAGATTCAATTGTCCAAGGAGCAGTGCAAGTATGAAGAAAATTAGCAGAGTTTGGGGGCAATTCTAAGTAATCGCCGGTGCCATCAAAGTATGCGGAGCCCCCGTATATACTTGGACTATACGCAGATGTTGGTGAGAATGGCGAGAATCTTTGAACCGATACATCACCTGCAGGGGTAATTACAGCTGCGGTGGAACTATTGTCTTTAAAGCTATTGGATTGACAAGTAAGCAAACCTGTGCCAGCAATAGCAGTTAAGGGTGTAGTTTCGGGGGTAAAAGCAGAGGTATATACTGCTGAATTTTGAACTAATCGTAAATTAGAAATATAGCCCGTAAATGGTGAATTTCCTCCATCCACAGTACCAATATAAAGAGTGCTTGAATCGTCACCCATAGTAAATGAAGCAGTTGTTGTAACTTGAGATACACCATTGACCCAAATAGTAAATACATTGGATGCATTTCGTGTAACAGCAACATGATGCCATTGGTTAGGTTCAAACGTATTAGTAGTTGTTAAGGTCACTTCCCATGCTGCATTATTTGTATCACCTGCGTAGAAAGAAAATTTCTTGGATGTGATATTGCCATATGAAAGCCAAAAGCCCCTGGCAGTCACTACTGCACGTCTGCCAATAATTACACCGTTGTCTGTCCTAGGATATACCCAAGCTTCTATAGTAAACGGATTAGCTGCTAGATACGTTGTTGCGGCTGACGGTAATGATAAGTAATCTCCAGTACCATCAAAATAGTTAGACCAATTACTACCATACGGAGTAAATGAACCTTGCGTTGTATTACCATTACGGGTTATTGTAAAATTATTTGTAGATGAATCTAAGAATGTATTGTTTTGAGTATTATTTGTACCATCGCCGTTTAATAATAAAGTTGTATAGTTAAATTGCGAATCTCCTCCACGGGAAGTATCATTAATTGTAACATTTGCAGATGCACCGCCTGCAGTTATAGTTAATGTTTCTGCACCTTCAAGTGTCAAGTCTGCATTTGCTGCAAATGATATAGTATTTGAATTATTCTGTATTACGAAATTGCCTGATATATTACCATCGCTCGAAGTTACATTTGCACCAGTTATAACGTAAGGAACAACTGCACCATTTGGAATACCGGTAGTTGTCAAAGTAACAGTAATGGATGCACCCTCATTAACTGTAGCTGCGCTAGGAGTTAATGTAAATGTAGGTGCAATTTGCCAAATACCATCTTGTTGTAATGCCGCAACTTCTTGCGATGTCCACATTCCCGTGGCGGAAGTACTTGAAGAAGTAATCGGTTCACCAATAACGGAACCGGTTATTCTTAGAGCCATTAGAAGATTTCCTCATATGCGACTGTTGCCCAAGCTTGGTGATTTCCCGATGCTTGAATGCGTAAATCGTCGCCCTCTTCTAAGAATAATAGATTTTCTTTACCCAGAATAATAACAGTAGACTTAACTGGAATTGTAATATTAGCAACAATATAATTTGTTATACCGTTTCGAACAACGCCTACTGTTACGTTGGGGGAAATTACTCCATCTACGCCAGCCAATGATAAATTAACAACCCTTAAAGATTTTCCACTTGAACTTGGGTTCTGTACCACATTAGCAAACGTCGTTGTTACATTCGCATATGCAGTTTTGCCCTGCATAGACGTTGCGACGAATACATTTGGATTTGCCATTCTTCTTTACCTTTAATAAAATATTCTTGAAAACGCGTAAGCTGATGATCTAATAATTTGTCTGACCAATGTGTCATTTGACAACACCGTTGGCAATACTGCGGTTACCATTGCCTGTGTTAGATTTGCATTAAATGCCTCTGCGCCAAAGAACTTAACTTCAACCAATGAACCTACAGCTGGAACCGATGTACCAAATGATAATGTGTTACCCGATACTGTGTAGTTTAAATCTGGAATCTGTGTAACACCGTCGATGTTAACAATAATGTTTCTTGCTAAAAGAACATTTGAACCAAGATCTAAATTAGCACTGCCGCCAGCATATGTTCTGCTATTGCTTATGTATGCAGTTGTATATTGTGCGCCTGCAAGAGCAACTGCCTCTTGACCAAAGAATCTAATTTCAATATTAGAACCTTCAGGTGGCGCTGGTATCATTGTTATCGTTGTATTGTTGACTGTGTAGTCAACTGTTGGTCTTTGAATTAGACCATCCAACGCAACCATAATACTTTGTGCTTGCGTTACATTTGCACCCATCATATATGCAGCTTGACCTGCAACTGTTGGGATTGTTACGCTACTTGATACAACTGCAACATTAGGAGATAATGCAGAGTAACCATAATACTTAACTTCAATTAACGCATTTGCTGTAGTATTTGCACTGAACTGTAAACCTTGGCCACCATTCAATGTGTAATCTGTTGTTGGCGCTTGAACCAAACCGTTAATAGAAACAATTATTGAATTAGCATTATTAACTGGGCTTGCTAATGTATAATTCTGATTGCCGCCGGTTAACTGCTGAGAGCTGCTAACGGTTAATTGAGTGGCACCTGCTTCACCTGAAGAAATTCTACCATTGGCTTCAATTGTAATATTGTTACCTGCAATCAATGCAGAAACAACTCTTGTATTTGTGAAATACAGATTGCCGGCGGTCTCAATTACATTAGCAGTATATAAATTATTCCATACATTAGATGTAATAGTGTTAGCAGTTATTGTATCAGATGTACTAATACCGGAAGTTACATTTCCTGCTAATACTGTATCTGTTACGTTAATGCCGCGAATAATTAAACCATTCGCAATCAAATTACCTGCTACTGTAGCAGTCCCGGTTATTACTAAGTTAGCAAATGTCACCGATGCGTTAGGTGATACATTTTGTCCAATTGAAATAACACCAGTAGTATTACTATAAAGTATACCTGTACCAGATGACAACGCTGCAAATACTCTTGCATTCGTGTAATACAGATTACCGGGTGTTTCAATTACATTAGCAGAATATAGGCCAACCCAAGAATTTGCTGAAATTGTATCACTAGAAATTGCAAGATTTCCTGCAGAACTTCTGACTTCCAATCCGCCATTTGCATTTTCAGATAATGAAATATTACCTAGACGAAGCGTTGATCCGGATAACCATAAGTCTTTAAATCTGCGATTAGGTGAACCTAAATCGTAAACACTATCTTCTAAAGGAACAATATTAGTACTTAAGTTTGCAAATATTTGTGTTACATTGGCATAAACACGAGCATTTGTAAAGAATAAATTGTCGGTTTCAATTATATTTGATGTGTATAATCCTGTCCAGGTGGATGCAATAATAATATTAGTACTAATTAAATTAGCACCAGTAATAAATCCACCAGATGTTGTGCCTACAATAGCATTTGCATAAACAGTATCAGCTTGAATGTTACCTGTATATGTTGGCAACAATGAGATTACATTAGAGTAAACTCTAGAATTTGTGTAATATAAGTTTGTTAACTCTGCAACATTAGCTGTTGTCAAATCAACAACATTTGCCTTTGTTTCCAACAACGGTGTTACATAGCTTAAAACACGAGCATTAGTATAATATAAGTTACTTGCTGCTTCTGCAACATTAGCTGTGTTTAAACCAATAACTGTATTTGCATAAACAATTCCACCCAATGATGCGGAAATAACACCATTACCATCAATTGAAATACCGGAACCTGCTAATGTTGGCAATAATGCAATAACATTAGATTGTACTCTGGAATTTGTATAATACAAAATATCAGAAGTTTCAATAACATTAGTTGTGTATAATCCAGTCCATATTGAAGAAACAATAATGTTGGTGCTAATTAAATTAGCGCCTGTAATGAATCCACCAGATGTTGTACCTACAATAGCATTTGCGTAAACAGTATCTGCTTTTACGTTGCCAGTATATTCTGGTAATAACTGAATAATGTTAGAATAAACTCTAGCATTTGTATAAAATAAGTTTGTCAACTCTGCAACATTAGCAGTTGTTAAGTCTACTACATTTGCTTTTGCGTTTAATAATGGAGTTACATTACTTAAAACGCGAGCATTCGTGTAATATAAGTTGCTTTCGGATTCTGAAACATTTGAAGTATTCAATCCAACAATAGTATTAGCAGTAACTATGCCACCTAATGATGCAGAAATAACACCGTTTGCGTCAATTACGATACCTGTTCCAGCTAATGTTGGTAACAAGGCAATAACATTAGATTGTACTCTAGAATTTGTATAGTACAAATTGTCAGGTGTTTCAATAACATTAGCAGTATAAAGACCTGTCCAGGTGGATGCAATAATAATATTAGTGCTAATTAAATTTGCACCAGTAATAAATCCACCAGATGCCGTACCTATTAATGTGTTTGCGTATAATATATCTGCTTGTATATTACCTGTATATGTAGGTAAGAATGAAGTTATATTTGATGCAACTCTTGCATTTGTATAATATAGATTATTTCCTTCTGGCAAATTAGTTGTAGAAAGATTACTAATCGATAACACTGCATTTGCAATGTTCGCAGTTTGTGCAAAAATTGCGGAATTTGCCGCGTCTGCAACTTGTGCAAATGTTGCAGTTCCTATAGTAACACCTAAATTTTCAACGAAAGTTTTTGTTACTCTATTATCAATTGCTAAATTAGCTCTTACATTACTATAATATAAGTTTGCACCTTCTGCAATATCACTTGTAGTAATTGTACTTACAGATTTCTGTATAACAATACTTCCAACCATTCCACTATGAATAGAACATTGGTACACATAGGTGTTACCTGCTAAACTATATGGTATTTTCCAAAATAATCTACCAGATACTTTTCCTTGAGCGGATGAACCTGTTGAGATAGTTCCATCATTAGCAACATGAGTTAACCCAGTATCATAATTAGAACCGCCCGCTGAAACACGGATCATGAATGGGTGGCCTGGGCTATTAAGACCAAATGCTATAGTTTCACCGGCTCTTACATCTAGAGCAGGATTATTTCCAGTATATTGATCTATACTATAGTACAACCCAGGAGAAGTAACCAATAGTTCTGTTACCGCAGGAATAACATTTAATATTGCTCTTGCATTAGTATAATATAAATTACTTGCCGACTCAATTACGTTAGCAGTATTTAATCCTGTAACAGAACCTGCAGAAGTTGTTGCTGAAATTTGACCATTTGCCGCAATATTAATTCCTGAGCCGGCTAATGTTGGTAGCAACGTAACTACATTAGATCTAACTCTATCATTAGAATAATATAAGTTATTGCCTTCATCTAAATTGCTTGTAGTAAAGTTACTGATACTAGAAACAAATCCCGTTACATTACCAACAACATTACCTTCAAATGTTGTAGCTACAACATTCGCTAAACGGAATGAACTATCTGCAGTGTTAATAGTGCCTGCGCCGGGCTCAACGGTGTAATCATCAAAGAACTTATATTTCTTATCGGATGCATCTCTGAATAGACCAGAATGTTTTTCAGTTCCATCATTGTAATGTCCTATAAAACCTAGGTCTAATGCATCAGATGGGTTATTATAACCTAATTGAATTAACGGATCGTTTACAATTAATGTATTTGAATAAAATCCAACTAAGTTGCCAAGAACATTTAAGTTGCCAGTAATGGTCATTTCATTGAATGTCACATTAGCATGAGTAGCAACATTCTGGCCAATTGAAATAATACCGGTAATATCATCATATGTAACACCGGTACCTGCGGATATTGCAGTTCTTGCACGAGCATTTGTATAATACAGATTACTGTCAGATTCGATAACATTAGCTGTATTTAAACCTGTAACAGATCCTGCGGAAGTTGTTGCAGAAATTTGACCATTTGCTGCAATACTAATTCCAGATCCAGCTAATGTTGGCAATAGTTCAATAGTATTGGCTTGTACTCGAGCATTGGTATAATATAAATTATTTACAGATTCAATTACGTTAGCAGTTGTTAAATCAACAATATTTGCTTTGTCATTTAATAAACCAATTACATTGGCATAAACTCTAGCATTTGTGTAATATAAATTATTTACAGATTCAAGTACGTTAGCAGTTGTTAAATCGATTACATTGGCTTTTTCGTTTAATAAACCAATTACATTAGAGTAAACTCTTGCATTTGTAAAATACAAATTGCTTGCAGATTCAATTACGTTAGCTGTATAAAGACCTACCCAAACATTAGCGGTAATCCTGTTAACACTAATATCGTTATTGGAGAATAATTCATATCCATTGATAACCAACGTATTAGTTACTAACGTATTTGTACTAATTAAATCTGCGCCAGTGATACGTCCTGTGCCGCCAGAAGTAATTATATTACCTACTTGTAAATTGCCGGTATATGTTGGCAATAATGCTAATACATTTGCATAAACTCTAGCATTAGTATAATATAAATTAGATGCCGACTCTGCAACATTTGCAGTATTCAATCCAATAATGGAAGTTGCAAAAACACTAGGAGCGGCCGTTGTTATTGTTGCAGAAATTTGACCGTTTGCTGCAATAACAATATTATTACCCGCCAATGTTGGCAATAATTCTAATACATTTGCATAAACTCTATTATTAGTATAATATAAATTACTGCCTTCAGAAATATTTGAAGTAGTTAAATTAGCAACTACGTTTGCTGTAACAATACCTGTTAGCGTAGAACTAATAACACCCGAGCCAGAAATCGATATACCTGTACCAGGAGTAAATGCGTTAATCGCTCTAGTATTGGTAAAGAATACATTACCTGCAGATTCAATTACATTTGCTGTGTATAAATTAGTCCAAACATTTGCAGTAATTCTATTAACAACGATGTCATTGTTAGAAAATAATTCGTAACCATTAATAACCAACGTATTAGTTACTAACGTATTTGTACTAATAAATTCTGCACCGGTGATTCTACCAGAACCACCTGAAGTAATTATGTTACCAACTTGCAAATTACCAGTATATGTTGGCAACAACGCCAATACATTAGCGTAAACTCTTGCATTAGTATAATATAGATTGCTTGCAGATTCTGTAACATTAGCTGTATTTAAACCTGCAATAGAACCAACAGCGGTCGTAGATGAAATCTGACCATTTGCTGCAATTGCAATACCTGTTCCTGCTAATGTTGGCAACAACGCCAATACATTAGAGTAAACTCTTGCATTTGTAAAATACAAATTGCTTGCAGATTCAATTACATTTGCGGTGTATAAATTAGTCCAAACATTAGCAGTAATTCTATTAACACTAATATCGTTATTGGAGAATAATTCATATCCGTTTATAACCAACGTATTAGTTACTAATACATTTGTAGTTATATTGCCAGTAACTGTTAAATTACTTAAAGTTCCAACTGAGGTTGCGCTTGCGGTTGAAGAAATTTGACCGTTTGCTGCAATACTAATACCTGAACCAGCTAATGTTGGTAACAGGGCAATTACGTTAGATCTAACTCTATTATTAGTATAATATAGATTGCTTGCAGATTCAATTACATTTGCGGTGTATAAATTAGTCCAAATGTTGGCAGTAACTCTCGTAACAGTAATATCATTGTTAGAGAAGAATTCTGAACCATTAATAATTAATGTATTTGCTACAACTGAATTCACTCGAACATTAGTCGCGTTAATATTTGTTACAGATTCGGTACCATTAACAATTTCTTGGCCGTTTATAATCAATCCGTTTGATGTTAAGAAACCATTTACTCGCAAATTACCATTAATAGTTGTCTTATTATTAACTATTAATGTATCAGCCGGGGCCAATATAATATTTGAATCGGATGCAATTGTTGGGATACCTGCGCTAGCAACTGAAATTGCGTTAGCATATATGACATCTCTTACAGACAAATTGCCTTGTATAGAAATGTTCCCAGTCAATGTAGTAATATTTGCAACGGCTGCTGAAACATCTGCGGATATTCTACCGTTTGCTGCAATAGAAATTCCTGTGCCAGCTAATGTTGGCAATAATGCAATAACATTAGATCTTACTCTATCATTAGAATAGAATAAATTGCCTGTAGATTCAACTATGTTTCCTGTATAAAGGTTTGTCCAAACATTTGCAGTAATTCTATTAACAACGATGTCATTGTTAGAGAACAATTCATAACCATTTATAATTATTGTGTTGGTTACTAATGTGTTTGTACTAATAAATTCTGCACCGGTGATTCTACCAGAACCGCCTGAAGTAATTATATTCCCTACTTGTAAATTGCCCGTATATGTTGGCAATAATGCCAATACATTAGCGTAAACTCTTGCATTAGTATAATATAGATTTGTGCCTTCTGATAAATTAGAAGTAGTTAAATTACTTAGGCTTAATACTAAGTTAGCAATATTTGATCTTTCAGCAAACGCCGAAGATGTACCACCGGTAACTGCAGAAATTTGGCCGTTTGCTGCAATAGAAATTCCTGTACCTGCTAATGTTGGCAATAATGCAATAACATTGGAGTAAACTCTTGCATTTGTAAAATACAAATTACTTGCAGATTCTACGACATTCGCAGTTGTTAAATCTGTTACGTTGGCTTTTGTGTTTAAAAGACTTATAACATTGGCATAAACACGAGCATTAGTATAATATAGATTTGTGCCTTCAGCTAAATTACTTGTTGTAAAGTTACTGATAGATAGTACAGTATTAGCAACATTTGCAGAACTTGCAAATATAGCTGTTACACCCAATGCATCAATAAAGGGTTTATTGACACGAGTATCAATTGCTAAATTTGCTCTAGTATTACTGTAATATAGATTTATACCTTCAACTAAATTAGTTGTTGTAAAATTATCGATTCTGCTTACAAAACCAGTTAGATTACCTACAAATCCGGCAAACACAGTAGTTGCTTGAATATTTGCCAAACGGAATGTTGGATGAGATGTATCTAAATATACATTTGCATCTGGTTCTGGAGCATAATTATCAAATACTTTAAATCTTCCATCTGTATGGTCTCTGAAGAAACCAGCATGATGATATGTTCCATCGTTATAATTAAATGTAATACCTAAATCTGGATTAGATGTTGTTGATCCCTGATTTAAATAAATCATATTGTCCGAAATGGACAAATTGTTTGAGCTATATGTGGTTACATTTCCATATACATTTAACGGTCCGTATATAGAAACTCCGGCAAATGATACTGAAGCATTTGGTGCAACATTTTGACCAATTGCAATTACACCGGTTGTTTGATTATAACTAACGCCTGTACCTTCAGATAATGCAGATTTAACTCTTGCATTTGTGTAATATAAATTACCATCAGTTTCTATTACGTTTGCAGTATAAATACCATTCCATATATTAGCAGTAACCGTATTTGCACGAAGACCTGTAATAGATAAAGAATTATCTGGGCTTGAGGACAATACAGTATTGCCCAAGTTAATTGTAAAGCCTGAAAGATAAAGGTCTTTAAACTTTCGAGTGGGTGAACCTAAGTTATAAACTTCATCCGCTGCTGGGATAATATTACTATCTAAATTTAGTAATCTGTTTGTTACGTTTGCATATACACGATTATCGGTATAATATAAATTACCAGATGTTTCAATAACATTAGCAGTGTATAAATTTAACCAATTTACTGCAGAAATATTGTTTGCACTAATTAAATTAGCACCAGTAATAGAACCGCCTGAACCTGTACCAACAATAACATTACCAGCAGCTACATTGCCAGTATATGTGGGTAATGCGGCAACTATATTAGAATGAACTCTTGCATTCGTATAATATAGATTGCTTGCCGATTCTGCAACATTTGCAGTTGTAAGATCAACAATATTGGCTTTGGCGTTTAATAAACCAATTACATTAGAGTAAACTCTTGCATTAGTATAATATAGATTTACACCTTCTGCTAAATTAGAAGTAGTTAAATTGCCTAAACTTATTACTAGGTTAGCAATATTTGATCTTTCAGCAAAGACCGCAGTATTTGATGTTTCAGCAAATACCGCATTATTTGCAATGAGAGAACCTTGCACAATAGTTAAAACAGTATTTGCTACATTTGCTAACTCAGTAGATGATACAGTAATTACATTTGGAACCCATTTTGTACCATTCCAAACTAATCCGTATCCCAATACAGGTGTAACTGTTGAAGTATCAACATCAAGCAATTCATTAATACTATTTAAATCAATATTAGCTTTTGTTGTGGATATTAAATTTGCAACTCTTTGTTCTGTTACCGGAACAATCCAAGTTCTAAGCCCGTTAACATTGGAAGCAAGAACATACCCGTTACCCGCAGGCAACCCTAAGTCTGGTTCTGTTTCAGATAACTTTATAAATTCATAACGACTAGCGCTTACATTAGCGCTAGGTATCTTTTTTACTCTACCCGATATTAGTTTAGTCATTTGCTGTTTCTAGTAAACTCATAACTAATTTTAACGCTGTATTTGCGCCCGCTTGACCCACAATTTTTTGTCCTGTTTCTAATACTAGTTTGCCAGTTAAAATACTAGCAGAATCTTTTGTTGGAATTTCAAAATCTTTGCACAATTCAACTAAATGGTTTCCTACTGTGCTATGAAAAAATGTAGTATTGGCTGTCGCCTCTGTTATATTTGTTACCTGCAATGAAAGGACAATTGAAGTTTTTAGAGCAGGCGCAGTATATATTACATTTGAATTTGTTGTAAGATTTGCTGTTATTGTTTTAAATACGTTTAATGCGGTTGCCATTTATTATCCTTCGATTGCTAGCATGTATGGTGTCATAACAGCAAACAATGCTTTATTGAATGTTCTGCCTGTAATTGTACCGTCAACTCTATTTATAACCAATCCTGTGCCGATTCTAAAATCGCCCAATTGGTCTGTACTTGTGAAGTAAACCTTACCTCCGCGCAATTCTTTAACTTCATTTTCCTGTATTGGCACACCCCCTAAATACGGTAATGCTGTTGCAATAGTAGTGCCCGATCCTACATATTCAAATGTATGACCGCTGGATGAAATATAACTTCCTTGATGGAAAGAAACTCTAGAATTTGCTAATATATTTTCATTTATTGTTTCTAAAACTGTAACTACACTAGTATTGCTTATTAAATTCGTTGCGGACTGCACTGTGTAGAATGTCCCCGAACCATTACTAATATTTGCCCAATTTTGATTTACAAATTCTAATACCTCAGCTTTAATAAAATCTTTATTAGCTAATACCAACTTTGTAGCATTAATTATATTAGTATTTGAACTAGGAGTAAATGTTATTGGTTGTTTTTCAGACGCAACATTTGGACCAAAGGTAACAATGTTTGCAATCAATCTAACATCATCTAATAATAAGTTTGCTTCTGCAATTGTTGCATAAGATGCTGCTGTTGTATTTTGTACTACTGTATTTTGATATACGTTAGCAATAACATTGCCTCGTATAATTTTATCAACTAGACCGCCAATGAAATAATATGCAGCGCCCGTCTGAACAATTTGATCGTTGATTTGCGTATCAGTTGCGTCATATTGGTAATAATATGTTCCAGCAGTAACAGTCTGTCTATTGCCGCCGTGTCTCAAATCAAAGGTCACACTTTCTAAAATATATCCAACGTCGCGAGAACATTTTATTTGAGCATTAGCCGGGTCTAAGAACATTGCGGCATTAGCAAAGAATCCTGGATATGCGTTTTCAATGTATCCAATGGTTTCAGCTGCAATAAATGCCTTATTATCTATAATGTTGTTTGCAGCATTTGTAACGTTTACATTTGTATTTGCAGGATATTGATTTGGAACAATTATATCTGTTACACCTACTGTACCATTTGCAATAATATCCGTTAACAATGTTTTAAGAGTTGCAATAACCGCGCCTTCTGTCGCTGTACCAGTAGGTCCGTTTATAGGGGTTTCTGTTCCCTGATATGTTGCACCTAACGCAACACCTGTAGCTGCATCATATGCCAAATCAAGAGCAAAATTAATTGCTTCAATCGTTTCTGGAGATTGATTTGGGATTGCAGATGTAACTTGTGACCAATATTGCAATCCTGCAAATGTTGATTGTGTGTTGCTGTTGTAAGCTAAATCAAATGCCAAAGAATCTACAATTAAACCTGTATCTCTAGCACATTTAGCTTGATTATAATTTGCAAATAATACAGAATCTCCGTAATTTGGTTTTATATTCAAATTACTTATAGTTATTTCGTTTGTAGCCTCAGTTGTTCCTGTTTGAACTTTTCCAAAATATAGTGGTTCACTAACACCATCAGCCCATAATCCATAGTTGCCGAATGATGCGTTAGAATTTGTAACAGAACAGAAGCCGCCTGACTCGCATAAAATAGCAATATGGCAGCAAATTGTAAACACCGATACTAACTGAGTGTACCCTTTGTTTAGCATATGTATGCCGATTCCACCCTCGTTCGTTTGTGTATATGCGTCACACACCATAGAACGCAACCCCGTAACATAACGGCCATCTACACGCATACCTGTTCCAGTAGTTGTGATAGAAGAACAGTTCTGAATATACGGGCTTGTTACAATAGTTCCAGCAGATCCGTTTGGATTATATGAGAATACGGCTGATGGAGATAAATGATCTCTGAATGTAATACCTGTTACATAACAAGCATTCTCAACATAGAACATATCAACGGTTGGCTGGGATGGTCTAATTGTAGTTGTTCTTAAATTGTCGCCAACTAACGCAACACGTCTTGGAATTGTTACAGGTTGATTGTATAGTCTGTAATCTCCACTCTTTACAAATACTGTTGTCCATGCAGTTGCTGCAGCTAAGGCAACGTGAATATTGGCAAACGCATTGCCAAATGATCTACCATCATTTGCATCATTTCCATTACCTGCAACATATAAAACGTTTGCTGCAAAATTAGATGTGAGTGCTCTTAATTCAGAAACAGTCGGCTGCATTGCTGCAGTAACTCTGGCATTTGTAAAGTATAAATTTGTACCTTCATCAAGATTTGATGTTGTATAATTCGGTACGTTTTCCAACAAATTAGCAGTCAATGTGCCTGTTGGAGATGTGATTGGTTTATTTGTAGCGTTTGCAGTAAATATAATTGTGTTACTTGCATCTGTAACTACAATAGTATTAGATGTTTGGCTAATAGATCCTGAGTTCGAGAATCTAATTGAGCTACCATACAACCATAAATCACGGAATGGTTTGTCGTTTGAACCAATATCAAATTGGTTACCGACTGTTGGTAAAATATTACCAGTAATTGTTAAATTCTTATTAACATCAAAACTATCTGTTGCTGTTTTATAAACTATGTTAGCATTAACATATGCAACGGAGATACCTGCATCGTCAACCATTAATAGATTGGATGCGCCGTTCGCTAATAAAATGTTTCTATCTTCAACTGTAACAGTCGTAGTATTTAAAGTTACTACTTCGCCCTGGACAGTTAAGTTGCCACCAACTATTAAGTTGTTTAATGAGGCATCTTGATTCTGTATTGCAGCAAGTGCTCTTGCATTTGTAAAATATAAATTACCTGTGCGCTCAACTACGTTAGATGTTGTTAAATCTGATATATTGGCCTTGGCAGCTAATAAAGGAGTAACATAACCTAACACACGAGCATTTGTATAGTATAAGTTACTTAAAGATTCTGCAACATTCGCAGTATTTAATCCTACCAACGAACCAATAGATACACCACCGGTATTTGCAGAAATTCTACCATTAGCTTCAATTGTAATATTATTACCTGCTAATGATGGCAACAATGCAATAATATTAGACTGGACTCTTGCATTTGTAAAATACAAATTACTTGCAGATTCAACAACATTTGCAGTATAAATGCCTATCCAAGTATTAGAAGCAATTACATTTGAAGTAACTGATCTAACACGAATGTTTGCGCCTGTTTCTGTTGCAAACACTACATCGCCATTAATCACCATGCCATTTGCATACAGTATACGCTTAACAAATACGTTGCCTTCTACTGTAAAATCTCCAGCAACATTTGATAATAATGTAATATTTGCAGAAATTTTACCGTTAGCGTCAATCTCAATTCCTTGGCCTGCTAATGTTGGCAATAATGCAATAACATTCGATTGAACTCTATTATTTGTGTAATATAAATTTAACGAACCTTCATTAACCGCATTCGTGTTACCTGTAAAACCAACTGTACCTATTAAAGCAGCAAGTGATGTTGCATTTGCTTTGATCGTTCCGTTTGCAGTATCATAAATGATAGATGTATCGCCAGCAGTTATTGCTGCTCTTGCTCTTGCATTTGTGAAATATAATTTACTACCTTCTGCTACATCATCAGATGTGCCAGAAAATGTTGTAACCAATCCTGGATTAGAACCAACTAGAATCCAGCCGTTACTTGAATACATCAAGAATGCAGAATCACCAGATTTTTTCAGTTCAATTGCAAGATTGTTTTGTAAATTGCTCGATAAAACGAATCTACCACCTTGAGTCTGAACCAAGTTAATAACTTTTAATTGGCCGTCAGCGCCTCTAGGCAAATCTAAATATACGCGCCCACCCGTATCTGTGGGTACATCTGGAACATTGAATATAATGTTCGCACCTGCAGTACCAGGAGTTCCGTTAATGGTAACATTTGAAGTATAATTAACACCTAATGTGTTTGTACCATCTATAGATGTAGACAGTCCAAATATATTGCCTGTATTTGTAGCATCACTTACATCAAATATGTAAGTAGCACCTTTAATTAAGGATAAGCTAGTTGGGAATGGTCTCAATCCTAATGGGCCAACCCAATCTTCAGGAGGGTATGAATAAGTTGCACCTGAGGCGCCTGATAGATATATTTTATCATTTTTATATCTAACATAGATTGTCTTTGTAATGGGTGTGCCATTAGCAAAAGTTAAGCCGCGTCCAGATGCAGATACACCTGTAGTAAATAAGTAAATAGTCGCAGGTAGAACTGACCCGTTAGCAATAGCATTAGCGTCCGCAGAAACACCACCATACAAATCTGTACGAGTAGTTGTTATGCTGACTGTGCCAGTGGTATTCAATACCTGGACGTTGCCGCCCAGAATAATATTACCGGCTAATGTAGGATCTGAGATGGATGCAAACAATGTGCCTGCATCCACATTCAAACTAGTATCGTTTTGTACTAGATATAATAAATCATCCTTGTTTACTACATTAGCCTTAACTAACTGCGATATTTTTAAATCTGCCATTAAAACACCAAAAGGTTATTAATTAATTGTACATCATAACCAAATTAACATTTTAAGACTGTTGTATTATCGAATCGTCGTTCGCATCACCCTGTAATGTGCCTGTTGCATTAGCATTGAAGTTTTTAGACATTGCTACTAACAACTCAGCTTTGTGACGTGTTGCGCCTTGTGTGTTAGTATATGTTTTGTAATACAACCAACCTGGGCCTACGATACCATTAGCTTTATTGCCTGGAACATTTGCTTCAACACGGTCAACACCATATACAGTACCTTTGTTAACTGTATTTGCGCCTTTGCCAATTGAAGCATTTGCGCCCCAACCTGTTGTGCGAATCCACTTTGGATCTTCTTGAATTGCAATATTAGCTGCACCAACGTTTGCACCAATAAATGCTGCATCCAATGTGATTGTATTAGATGAAACTATAGTTTGAATTCTATAGTCCACGTTTGCGATTACTAACGAATAACCTTCTTGGAATCCGTTTGCAGCAGTAACTACTTGTGCGCTAGTAACAACGGTGCTGCTACCATTGTTTGCTCTTGCTGTAGCAGATACTTCTCTTCTATCTATTTTTCCCCATGCTGACATTTTTGTCTCCCTATTTTTATTATTTATAATAGCAAATCAAATTGCTTATTACTCTTTATTTTTTTACGGTTACGCTTGGCATGGATTCCACGCGGCGCGCCGTTCCATGGTGAATATATTTTTTACGTCCACCTTCTTGATCAGTCACAACATACTCAGCATAAGGTTGTCCGTTTTTAGTACTAAATTTATCATTCGATACTGTGTTGCCCGCCTTGCGGTGTGCATCAATTTTATCTTCAAGTTCCATTCTAGTGAATGCTTCAATAATAACTTCTTCATAATTCTCTGCAAATGCTTGTTCTGCAATTGCAACGATTTCTTTTTGCATTGATTCTTCATCTGTTCTAACAATTGATTGAACAGCTCTTAAGAAGTCGCCAAATGTAGGGTTATCAGTAATTTCAATTGTAAAGTCGTTATGCTTAACAATAGTTTCTGAAATGCCTTCATCCATAGAATGTTGGCCAGATGGTTTCAATCCTGCTGCTCTATATTTCATTTCAGCTTTATTGCTTGCTTTGCCAGCAAGGTTATATCGCTTATCTGCTTTTGCATCATCTCCATCGCGAGTAGCATCATTAGCATCACGTACTGCAGCATGTTTTACTTTGGTTAATGTACCAATTGATAATTCTGTAACTTGTTCAAAAGAGGCGTTGATTGTGCCGCGAGGACCACGATCATCTTTGATTCCTGCAGCTTTCATTGCAGCTGCTCTATCGCCATAAGTTTTAATATCAGGTGCATGCTTTGCGATTGCTTTTTTAACTGTAGGAGAAGCACTACTCCTTGCAATCTGATTCATTGTTACTTTACCAGCATGACCTACATCACCGGGCATGCCTTCTTCAATTTCTTCTTCCTCTTTAACTGTTTTTGCTTTTTTGCCAGCACGAAGCTTTGCAAAATCTTTTCCATCAATCTTTTCATCATCAACCACATCTAATACTTGTTGGTTAGGATGTAATTGCTTTTCTTCAATTGTATCACCTTCGGGTGTAGCATGCTCGTGCATCTTAGCTTTTTTAACTTTAACGGCTTCTGTTTGAATTTTGCGAACTTGGCCGTCAGCAAATTTAACATTGTA